TCCGCACGGATAGGCAGTAGTGGATATTACGCACGGATAGGCAGTAGTGGAGATTCCGCACAGATAACATCAGAAGGTAATAACTCTGTGGTTATGGCAGCAGGCTGCAATTCAATAGCAAAGGCAAAAATCGGTAGTTGGATAACATTAGCCGAATGGATTAGAACTGATAAAGCAAATGATAGTGGTAATTATATATGGATTCCTAAGTGCGTAAAAACAGAATATGTAGACGGAGAACGTATCAAAGAAGATATATTCTATAAATTAGTTGATGGCGAATTTAAAGAAGTAGAAAGCGAGGATTAATTATGGCAGAGAATACAGCAGTTGCGGAAAAGAAAGAAGCTGAAAGCAGAGAGCTTGTAGCAAAAGATTTTACAGAGGGAATGGTTGTAAAAATTAAGCAGAAAGAGAAATTTGGCTTAACATTCCCTAAAGATTATAACTATACAAACGAGCTTATGTCGGCAATGCTTATTTTACAGGACACAGTAGATATGAATAAGAAGCCTGTATTACAGAGCTGCACAAGGGCAAGTATTGAAAATGCACTTATCGAAATGGTAACAGACGGATTATCAATAAGAAAGAAGCAGTGTTACCCAGTCGCTTATGCGGGCAAATTAAGCTGTCAGCCGTCTGTTTATGGCGCAACTTGTCTTGCTAGAAGATATGGGCTTAAAGACATTAATGCATCAGTTATTTATAAAGGGGATGTATTCAAGTACCACAAGGAGGACGCAAAGACAATTATTGATTGCCACGAACAGAGCTTTGAGAATATCGACAATGACAAGATTGTTGGTGCTTATGCGGTAGCGATTATGGGAAATGGCGAGAGGATTGCAGAAGTTATGACTATGGCACAGATAAAGACAGCTTGGAAACAGGGATACGGATATAAGGAGACCGGAAACGGAGTTCATCAAAAATTCGCAGACCAGATGGCTATGAAAACTGTTAAGAACAGACTTCTTAAAGCTATCAACAATACTCATAGCGGTTTTGGTAAAGAAGATGATTACGAGGAAGTCAGCCACGATGAAATGCTTGAACAGGATGTTGCCTATGATATTGAGCAGAATGCAAACACAGTAGATTTTGACGAGGACAACATAATTGATGTGGAGCCGACCGACACAGCCGACAAGCAGTCAGAGGAGCTGCCGCCGTTCATGCAGAGTGAGGAGAGCTGATATGAGAGCAATTTCACAGGATGGGACAATAGATGTTCCTTATGAAATGGTAGTTATTCAGAGGTTTGAAGAAGATATTTATTTTTTAAACCGTAATTTAACAGGGGTAGAAGACTTGATTAGTGACATTAGGTTGGCTAAATACTCCACCGAGGCAAAGGCGATTAAGGCTATGGAAATGCTGAGAGAAGCATACACAGGAAAGCCAAAATTAAATGTAGATGAAATCCCTAACTTAACACCACAGGAGTTTGGAGAAAAATTAGGAATTAGCGATATTCTACTTTGTGACAAAACCAATGCAGATGTCAGCTTTTCAAGCAATTACTACTTTCAGTTCCCACAGGATGACGAAATCGAGGTGTGAGTATGAGAATTATTAAAGGTAAAGAGAAAGAATACAAGGATTGGTACGACAAGAATAGTGACGGATACAGCAGAGCTTGCTTCACTTATGCTGAAAGGTGGGCTGAACTGTTAGAAGCGGAAATTGACAAGAGCAATGACATTATGAAGTGTTTTGTTGATAATGCCGACAGATTGAGCCGTGAAGCAGACACAGAGGGCATAACAGGATTTATGTACGGATGCGCAGTTAGTATTCTTTCGCAGTGCTGGGAATACGGAGAGTATTTGAGAAAATGGCATAACAAAAAGTATGACTATGACGGAGACGGAGCTGTAAATCCAGCAATTATGACAGTAGGGTGAAATGATGAAACTTAAATGTATAGCAACAGGAAGTACAGGTAATACATATGCCCTAATTAGTAACACAGGAGAAATCCTATTACTTGATTTGGGTGTGTCAGAAAAGACTATCAAAAAGGGTATTGATTGGAAAATATCAAATGTTGTTGGAGCTGTAATTTCGCACGGGCACAAAGACCATTCATTATCGGTTGAAGATTTTAAGTTAATGGGAATACCGATTCATGCACCATATATACAATACGCACAACACGAGGGCATACATCGTTATCACACGATACCATTTAGCGGTTTTAAAGTTAAGGCATTTGACCTAACAACAATAGACGGAAATTGGACGCACACAAATGCAAATGGCGAGCCTTGCCCGATATACGGCTTTCTGATTACGCACAAGGAAATGGGGAGAATGCTTTACATAACCGATTGCAATTTAATCAAGTGGAGATTTAAAGGCATAAATCATATCCTCTTAGGCGTGAATTATGACAAGGATTTAATCGGCAGGGATAACACGGGCAAAGCAAATCACGTATTCAGAGGTCACTTGTCCATCGACACAGCTTGTGATTTCGTTAAAGCGAATTATTCAGATAGCTTGCAGAATGTCATAATGTGCCATCTATCAAGTGAAAATTCTGATAGAGATAGTTTTATCAAGAAGATGAAGAAAGTCGCTTGTGGGGCAAATGTGGATGTTGCAGAGCGTAACAAGGAGTGGCTACTTGCTAATCCTAATGAGTGCCCTTTTTAGAAAGGAGATTATATGTCAAGAGTTTATTTTGAACAGATTGGAGGCGTGAATGAGAAACTTTTATAGCGGTATCAGTAATGATAAAACACAATTTTTGATAAATATGAATTGGTATAAGGATAATGATGTAGAGGCTTGTTTTAGACTTAGCAAAAATTTTCATGGATTGCCTAAAAACTGCAGCATTGAAAAAAATGATTTTGAATTAGTATATTTAAAATTTGAATGGATTGGTAATACATATTACCCGCAAGAAAGTGATAAAAGTGAAGGGCAACCAATTAGGATATATAAAATCAAGATGTAAATAATTAAAAGCGGAAAGGAGTAGCAATGGAGAGATTAACAGATAAGATAGGTAATACATATTGCGTTAAGAGCTGTGGTTCAAATTGCAAATATGGATTTGAGTATTGTAGTAAAGAAGATTGGGAAAATTGCGAAACAATTGCTGATGTTATTGACAAACTTGCTGATTATGAGGAATTAGAAGAACAGGGCAGACTTATCAAGTTGCCTTGCAAAGAAGCGTACACGGAATCAGGAGACATAGTATATCTTATTTATGATGATGAAGTGGTTGAGTGCACCCATTGCGGATTAAGTATAAATCCTGTTGACGGAAAAGCATATATTGCGCTTGCAACAGATGAAGATATTTTTCCGTACAGAAGACCTGTTCCTGAATACGATTTAGACCCTACAGATTGGTGTACAAATACAATCGATGCAGAAGTAGGTGAAATCGGCAAGACAGTATTCTTCATAAAATCCGCAGCAGAAGAAAAGCTGAAAGAATTGAGAGGTGTAGGATGACAATTAGTGAGTTTTTCAAAGAGAAATATTCAGCAAGAAAAGATAAAGAAAATATCTATGGTGTTGGAATGAGTGATGCAGAGTTTCGTCATTTCATTATTCAATACTTGCTACCGGAAAATTGGTATGTTGTTGATCCAATAGGGCAGACGCAAGTCAACGAAATAGCTATCTACGAAATTCTGACTAGGCATTCCAAGAAGTTCAGAAAAGAACGCAAGAAATATTTAAAAGAATTGAGAGGTGGAGAATAATGTGTAGTAGCAAACAAATAAAAGAGCTTGCGGAATGTAATGCTATTTACGAGTTTGAAAAGGCAGTAAATATGTATGGCAAGGAGTATATAAGATACTATTATAACAAATTAGCTGAATTGAATGGCAGTATTAATAGCACTTGTAACTGCCAGCACAACAGCAATTCAAGAGATAATGAGCCTTGCTGTAGATGTGATAGCAAACACACCAATGCCGACAGGATAAGGAATATGTCGGATAAAGAGTTGGCGGAATGGATTCACAATATGTGCGATTTTGAAAAGGATGAAGAGCCCTATAAGTCGATTTATAATCTTGATACAGAGCAGGAAGAAGAAATCCATGACAGTTATGGAGATTTACTAAAATGGCTTCAATCAGAAGTGAAAGTAGAAGAAAGTGAGGAAAAATAATGAACATTGTAACACTTTTAGGACGATTAACTAGGGACCCTGAGATTAGATATTCACAGGGTGAAAATGCAATGGCAATAGCAAGATTTACACTTGCTGTTGACAAGAATTTTAAGAAGAAAGACGATAAGGCAAATTTCATTAACTGCGTGGCTTTCGGCAAGATTGCTGAAACAGTAGAAAAGCACGTATTTAAAGGTTCAAAGATTGCAGTTATCGGTGAGTGGACTACAGGCAGTTACAAGAATAAAGACGGAAACACAGTCTACACTAACGATTGCAACATATCTAAGTTGGAGTTTTGCGACAGTAAAAATTCAAGTGGCAGCAGTGCAGAGCCGCAGCCAAAACCCGATGATAGCTTTATGTCAATCCCTAATGGCATTGACGAGGAATTACCATTTAACTAAGAGTCGGTTGATTATAGGGCAGTCAATAACGGCTGTCCTAGAAAGGAAAAACAATGGATTATGCAAATAAAATATTTGCAAATATTGCAAAGGATATGGCGGAGCAAAAAGATATTGCAGTTGTAAGAGCGTTTGTATTCCAGATTACAGAACTGCTACAGAAAAATGGCATTATGCCAATATGCACTGAAAGATACATGAATATCAATTCTGATAAATCAAGTTACAGTATTATCAGAAAAATCAATATCTCATTCGATGAGCTTGATTGCACCAAGCATGACCGAGAAGTTAGAAAACAGGCATACAGAGATTTTATCAAGGAATTTGAGAGCAGAGTTAATTCAAAAGATATATCTGAAAAACTCTTTGAAACTGAATGTATATTATTGGAGCGTGATAAAAATGGGATTGATTGACGTGGATGCACTAAAGAAAGATTTGGAATCAGTTACTTTAAGTAACGGAACTTTGCTCAATACAAATACAGTATTGCTATTACTGGATAAATATCCGACCGCTTATGATGTTGACAAGGTTGTAAGGCAGTTGGAAGAAATCAAACATTACACAAACCTTTATGACGATGAAATGGAAGTATGGATTTTGGCAATAGATAAGGCAATTGATATTGTAAAGAGAGGTGGAAACATTGAATTATCAGAACATAGCAAGAGCCAAGGCAATAGAACAGGAGAATAAAAAGCGGTTATTAAAGCTGAATCCAAAGCTGAATGACAGGAGCGGGATTTACTTCCTACTCCGAGAAGATGAAAACGGATTTAAGTATGCGTATATCGGACAGGCGGTACATACACTTAGCAGATTGGCAAGCCACCTTGTAGGATACGAACAGCACATAGACCTTAGTTTACGCAAACACAAGCTGTACGACAAAGAGAAAAATCCTTATGGTTGGCGAGTTGAATTTCTGAATTTCCCCGAAAGTCAGCTTGACGAAAAGGAGAAATATTACATCAAGCTGTATGCAGATAAAGGCTATCAGCTTAGAAATGTCAGTTTAGGTGGACAAGGAGAAAATCGTGCTAGTGGTTCAATAGGCGAGAGAAAAGCACCTAAAGGCTATATGCAGGGCATACAGCAAGGTAAAAAGGTGTTGGCAAGAGAATTATCCTCTATCGCTGAAAAACATCTTAAAATCGAAATTAGAGACGATAAGAAGCACAACAAAGTATCGCAGAAACAGTACGAGAAGTTTATGGATTTATTGAAAGCGGGTGAAAGCGAATGACAAAAGCGGAAGAATATTTAAACAAGGCGAAAAAAAAATACGCAGAGGCAGAAAAATACAGAGAGCTTGCCAATAGCTGTTTTAAAAGTAGTGACGATTATAAACTTGCATATAGGTTGGAAAGTGTAGATAGGGTTTTGGATTTTATTCGCGGTGAATACAGAGCAGGCAGAATTTGCGACCTTGAAGTACTATTGTGTCACTGCCAAAATAAGCTGAATGGCAACATTGACGGAACAGAATTAGACCTTGATAAGCATTTTAGAGGAGTTCCCTTTAAGAAAGCTGATAAAAATGACTAACAAAGACTATGATTGCCATTGCTGGAACAATTATCCGAACGAGAATCATAGATACTATGGATGTTCAGATACACCGAAAAAGAGCGGCAAATGGAAATGTGTTGATTGTTACGAATATGTTGGCAAGTCTAAGTTTGGAGCAACACATTGTAGAAAGAAAGTAACTAAACATCAAAGAAAGGAAATAAAAATGGAGATTAATGTTGACAAATCAATAGTTTCCAAGAGCATAAAGCATTATGGCGAGGGAATGCAGTCTGTGGTATGCATGGAAGAGCTTTCCGAGCTGTCACAGGCAATTAGCAAGGAAATTAGAGGTGTAGGTGACAGAAGCAATCTTGTTGAGGAAATGGCTGATGTAATTATCTGTTTGGAAATTTTGAAACAGATTTTCGCGGTCACTAATGTCGAGATTGAAGAATGGGTGAAATTCAAACAGGGACGCAACTTGAAGCGCATAAACTGTGAGAAAAAAGATTAAAATACATCAACCGAAACTTGAAGAAAATAGGAGATTAAAAATGGCAGAACGTAGAATGTTCACAAAAAAAGTCACTGATGATGATAATTTCATGGCTTTATCATCAAGTGCGCAAGCCTTATATTTGCATTTATCTATGTCTGCTGATGATGACGGATTTTGCAATCAGGTATCAGTTTCCATGTTCAAAGCTCACGCAAGTGTGGCTGATTTACAACAGCTATTGGAAAAAAGATACATTTATCAGTTTGATAATGGTGTGATTGTAATTAAGCATTGGCGCATGGCAAACGCTTTGAGAAAAGACCGGTATACACCAACGAATTTTAAGGAAGAATTGGCAAAATTAAAGATAAAATCCAATGGTGCATACACATTTTCCGATGATGGTTGCCGTGTGGTTGCCAATGGGTTGCCAGATGGTTGCCAAGTGGTTGCCACTTGTCTGCCACAGGATAGTATAGGTAAGGTAAGTATAGATAAGAATAGTATAGTTAAGGATAGTAAAGATAAGGATATAAAAGAAAAAGATATTGATAAATCAATATCTAAAAAGAAAACCGTCTACTACCCTGATGATGAAATGCTAGAGAGCGCTTTTCAGGAATATCTGACAATGCGAAAAAAAATCAAAAAGCCAATATGCACCGACATGGCATTACACCGAGCTATGAACACTATCGAGAGACTTTCAAAAGGCGATAATGATTTGGCTGTTAAAATTCTTAATCAGTCAGTAGACCATTGTTGGCAAGGACTGTTTGCACTAAAGGACAATGAGCCACATTCAGCTAACAAAGGCATCATTGATTGGGATAATGTGTGAGGTAGAGAAATGACAAGAGACGAGACAGTTAAAATCATTCGCATAATGTGTGATTGCTACCCCAATTACAAGCCGAGCAATTTATCAGAGACAGTAGATGTGTGGAATATGATGTTGGAAGAATACAGCTACAGTCAAATTTCTACGGCATTGAAAACTTACGTGCATTCCGATACAAGCGGATTTGCACCGAGCATCGGACAGCTAATCAACAAACTGCATGAGGTTCAATCCCCACAGGAGCTTAACGAAATGGAAGCATGGTTGCTTGTCAGCAGGGCACTGCGGAATGGCTATTATGGTGCAGTTGAAGAATTTAACAAGTTACCACCACTCGTACAAAAGGCTGTCGGGAGTCCTGATAATCTTAGAAACTGGGCACTGACGGACATAAACAGCATTGAAAACGTAGTGCAGTCAAACTTTATGAGAACCTACAGGACAGTTGTTAATCGAGCAAAGGAATATCAAAAAATGCCAAAGGATATACAGGCATTGATTGAAAATACCAATAGAAGCTCGTATTCGACTCAAATCGGCTCTAAAAATCAACAGACGATAAAATTATCGCTTGAAGATAATAAAAGCCAAAATAAGCCAATTAAAGGTGTCCCAATGCCAAAAGAAATCAAGGAACGTATCGAGCAGATGAAAAGATAGGAGGTAAAGAGGTTTGTGCGCACAATTAAAGCCGGCTTTACTCCTAGCGAAAAATGATAAAAGACAAGTATTCAAGGCAAAGATATGAAGTACGAAAAGCCAGTAACCTTTGTGTGCTTTGTGGAAAACCACTTGATAGAGAAGGTGTGGTTTGCACGGCATGTAACAGCAAACGCACAGCATATGGCAGAGAGCTTTATAAAAAATTACAGGCAGTTGGTGTTTGCCCTAGATGTGGCAAGAACTTGCTGTATGGTGACGAAAAAAGCTGTATTGAGTGTAGGGCGAAATCAGCCGAAGCCATGTCAAAGATACGCACTGCTGATGTAAAAAAATACAACGAGCGACAAAAAGCATGGCGAAAAGCGAGGTACGAAAAAGACAAGGCAAGTGGCATATGCACACGCTGTCGTAAAAGGAAAGCAGACCCGGGACATACCACTTGCACATTTTGCAGAGAAACAATGAGAAGAGCACGAGTTAAAATGCCTGAAAGAACCGGCAGATATGAACAAGGACTATGTTTTTTCTGTGATAATCCGGTAAAGCCCGGATATAAGGTCTGCGAAATGCACTATCAGCAGAACGTTAAGAACGCAACTTGCGAAAAGGCAAACATTGCACGGCAGAAAATAAAAGAAAGGAGTCCACAATGGACACCTTGAAAGATTTTTACGATTTTTACCGACCACTGCAAAGGAGATATGACTTGCAAATGATTTACAAAACAAATAGCAAGGAAGCAAAAATAACTATCCGGTGGCGCGGTAAAGAGCTTGTAAAAGTCACAGAAGAAACTACCGAAGCCTGTTTTATCAGGACAAAACGAGAACTTGAAGAAAGAATGAAAAAATATGAGCAACAAACTGAAACCAAAGAAAAAGCACAAAGAGCCGGATTTTACATGGACAAAATCCGAGAGAGTTACGCTGAAAAGTAGCAATAACCGCAGAAAGCTCGTAAGGCGGTCTTTCACAGACTTTATGGACTTAGGCTACTATGTACTGTATTTACACCATGGATTTGGCAATAAGCGCATTGTAAGGCTTGAAAGAACAATTAATGAGTACCTTGAAAGAGCACAGACCGAAAATGAAATGAAAACTAAAACGCTTGCTGAACTTTTGAAAGCGAGATACGGCATTGATGTACAAAAAGAGATTAATCTAATCCCAATGCAGCAGTTGATTAGGATTTATCAAAGGAATAATCCACTCACGATAAACGATAAGAGACAGCTTTTGAATGACACGGCATACAGCTACATGGTTTTAGCATGTACGGCACTTAAACTAATGTTTAAATTGTCGGTTAGGGAAATTAAAGAGTTTATCGCAGAATTTAGGGACTTAATCGATGCGCTGTATAAATTTAATCAATTCGGTCTGACATTGCCAAAGGCGGCACAATGCCTTGCCGATGAGGTTAATTACGTTGATGAAAGGTACATAAAGGTGATTGATTAATGACTTACGCATGGGATAACGACAGTACTCAAAATGCTCACATAAAGCAGATGAGAGATGATAGGCAAAAGCCTATATGGAAAAGCACAGAGACAATAAGGCATACGAGAGATTCAAACATATGCCGGATTATGGGAAAGGAGTACAAAACTATGACAAATAGAGAGAAGTTTGCAGAACAGATTTTAGATATTGCTTGCAGTGGTGACGCAATAGCAGTTAATAAAGTGACATCAGAGCCAATAGCGTGTCATGGAACAGCGTGTGAAGATTGCTTGTTCTATGTTTTAGGCAAGGGTTACGACAGGAACGAAATGAAAAAGTGGGCGAATAGTGAATATGTTGAGCCACCTGTTGACTGGTCAAAAGTTGCAGTTGATACACCAATACTAATAAGAGATAGCAGCTTTTCCGAGTGGGGTAAAAGATATTTTGCGAAATATGAGAATGGGATAGTTTATGCTTGGAGCAATGGAACAACATCGTGGAGTGGCGATAGGTGTACACCATGGAAACTAGCTAAGCTTCCGGATAAGGAGCAGTAATGGAGAGATTAACAAACAGAGAATATGGCGAAAATTCTTGCGCAGTATATACTTCATATTGCGATGCATGTCATAACAGTGATTGTCATTGCGAACTTGTTGAAGATATGGTTAAAAAACTTGCCGATTATGAGGATTTAGAGGAACAGGGCAGACTTATCAAATTGCCTTGCAAGGTGGGAGATACAGTTTATGTAGATAACACAATACTCCCAATAGAAGATATGGAGTGTTATGAGGATATTGATAATAAGATTCCATTATATTTTCCAGCGCGAGTTGTTTCATTCCGCTTTGCAAAAAGGAATTGGATGAAGATTGCAGTTAGAGAAAAATGGTTATATGAATGGATAGACGAGGAGACCGGACCGGATAGCAATTACATAGAGTGTGAGAAAAATTTTACGATTTCGTTGTCTAACATTGGTAAAACAGTATTCCTCACAGAAGCCGGAGCAAAACTGAAAGAATTGAGAGGTGGAGAAGATGAAGAAAGAAGTTGACGGAGTAGTAGTAGAGGCAAAAAGTATTTTAACTGCTCTAAAAATTATCAAGACAGTGTGCGAGGACAATGAATGTCCGACTTGCCCCTTTGGGAAGAATGATAATACAACTGGGAAAACACTTTGCATGATTAAATGCACAACACCCAATGTATGGATTATTAATGACGAGACTGGTGTATGGAGGGCATTACGATGACAAACGCGGATAGGATAAGGAATATGTCGGATGAAGAGCTGGCAGAGTTTTTAGCTGTGCACGATTTAGCATTAAACGGCAACGATTTACCAATGCTTACCGATTGGTTTGAATGGCTTCAATCAGAAGCAGAATAGGAGAATAATATGAAGAGAGTTAAATCAACACCAAGAACGGTAGTGTTCAAGAGTAAGAATCATCATGTATCGTTCGCTTTCGGAATAGGCAAGCGCTCGGGGGTAACCTTTGGCGCAGAGTACCATGAAAGTTGGGATTGGCACCATTTTGCCATAGGCTTTACGATAATTAAATTTTTTGTTGCATTCAGAGTTAATTGGAGAATCTTCGGAGAAGGCTACGACAGAGACGAAATGTACTTCGAAATTTACGACTAAAAGGAGAGAACATGGAAGACAGAAATTTATTCAAGGCAAAGAGGCTTGACAATGGAGAATGGGTTACAGGCTCTTTAATTACTTGTAAAGATGGAACATGCAAGATTGCAACAAGCTGTTTAGAGGGTAAAGCCGATGAACCAATACTTGTGTGTGTTTATGATGTGGACAGAGATACAATCTGCCAATGTACCGCAATGCCTGATAAGAACAAAAAGCTGGTGTTTGAACATGATATAGTATGGGATTCTGACGAAAGAGCTTTTTACGAGATTATCTGGAATCAAGAGGATATGTGTTGGAATGTTGAAGATGCAGACGGTCACAAATCTGAGTTTGAAGAATGCTATGGAAGCACAATTGAAGTTAATGGTAACAGATTTGACAATCCGGGGTTATTAGAAAGTGAGGAATAATATGGCAGAAAAGAATAGTAAAGAACCAAGCCCATGTAGCGGTTGCAAATACGAAAAAAGTACAAACATAAAGGAGCTTTTAGCTTTTGCACACATTGTAAAAGAGCTTATTCCCACGAAGAGGATAGGGAAATTCACGAGGATAGGTACGAAGTGGAAGAAAGTGAGTGATAACATGGCAGAGAGTGAAGCAATTAAAATCTGTAATACTATTGGTTTTGCAATATCCTTTAGTAATCCCCAAGGGATACCGCTAAATGCAACTAAAGAGGGGCTTGCAGAAGCAATGAGAATAGCAATACAGGCACTTGAAAAACAGATACCGAAGAAACCAGATTTTACAGAAGATAAAGAATTTGCTTTATGTCCTTGTTGTAATGGTAAGGGCTTACTTAACAAACAGAAATATTGTGATAATTGCGGTCAAAAAATAGCCATTGATTGGAGTGATACAGAATGGCCAACATAACAACAGTAGTATACACTGCCCTCATAGCATTCGGCATAATCGGTCTGACAGAGGTAGCGTTTGCGTGGTACGACATCCGTGGGCGAGATAAGACTGATGATGAGATACAAGAGCAGTGGTGCAGTGAAAGGAGTAACAATGGAAAATAAACACACAATGTCCGACCTATATCAAATGCAATCCATGAGCTTAAACGATAAAATCCGCATGACAAAATATCGTATCAAGGAATGGGTAAATACATACGGCGAAGATGGAGTGTATCTGTCATTTAGCGGTGGCAAGGATAGCACAGTTCTGCTCGATATAGCAAGGAAAATCTATCCGAATATTAAGGTACTGTTTGTCGATGTACCGACACAATATCCCGAATTAAAACAGTTTGCCGAAACCTTTGATAATGTAGACATTGTTAAGCCTAAAGTTTCATTCGCAGAAGTTTGCGAAAAATATGGGTTTCCGATGTTTTCAAAAGAAATATCATCTTGTATTGCAGATAGTAGAAAATACGTTAAAATCTTGAACGAACGAACGAACGAACGAACGAACGAACGAACGAACTTCCATATGCTTATCGGATGGCAGATTTGTTGGGAATAGAAAGAAGAGCAGACAAGGAAAACAAAGCGTTTACAGATTTGAAGATGGGGAATATCCCTAGTGAAATTCTGAAAGCACCTGTCAGAGTAAAACAGCTATTTGGTGTCAAGTGTGATGGATTTGGCAGTATGTATGACAGGTCAAAATACTTGTTTATGCTAAATGCACAATTTGAAGTATCTAATCAATGTTGCAGGGTAATGAAGAAACAGCCTATGCACCAATACAATAAAGATACAGGCAGAGTGCCTATTACCGCTCAAATGGCTAGTGAAAGTAAATTAAGGGCTTCACAATGGTTACAGAATGGCTGTAATGGATTTAACTTGAAAATTCCAACAAGTAATCCCATGTCATTTTGGACGGAACAAGATGTATTACTTTACATCAAAGAAAACAATCTGCCTATATGTTCCGTTTATGGCGAAGTAGTCACAGATTATGAAGCTATGGGGCAATGCGACAATCAAATGTCGTTTGCTGATTTTGGAATTTTTGACAGCGAAAGACCATTGCTGAAAACCACAGGATGTCAAAGAACAGGCTGTGTATTGTGTGGATTTGGTTGCCATTTAGAAAAAGAGCCTAACAGATTTCAGATGTTAAAGGAAACGCACCCTAAATTCCATAATCTGTTATATGTCTTGAAAAATAATGGTGTGACATATGCAGAAGCTATTGATTGGGTTAATGAACACGGAAATATGAATATTAAGTATTAAGGACAGTTACGATTTTATGTAGAGGTGAAACAATGAAGCACCACAAGCCAATTAAATGTGTAGTCTGTAGCAAGATATTTACACCGACCGCAGCTAACCAAAATACGTGTTGCGAAGCACATAGAGAGCAAAGAGCTACGGAATTAAGAAAAATCAGAGAGAAGAAAAGGCTCAAAAGAAAGCCTGTTAAGAAAAACAAACTTGCGGAAATCTGCAAGATTGCTAAAAGTAAAGGTATGAGCTACGGACAATATATGGCAGAGCAGTATAAAAAGGAAGTGATGATAAGATGAATAGCAGAACTATAAGTGATATAGAGCCATTTGAAAGACAATGTGTATACGAGGACAACAAGCCGTGCAACGGTTCATGCCGATACTCAAATACTTGTATACACAGTGCGAACAAAACCGAAGAATAGGAGACAGGTCTATGAAGTTTTCAAAACTGACTAGACCGGAACTTGAAGAAATTTTGAAAAATGCCAATTTCACCGATGAGGAAGCGGAAGTTTTTAAGCTGTTAGTTGCTGATAAAAGCCTTGAAGAGGTATCGCAGAGGCTATTAATTTCAAAAACAACCACTTCCCGGAGAGTGGCAGACATTAAAGAAAAGATAGAAAGGAGTCAGGCGATGATTAACAAAGTGCCAATATGGGAAAAAGTAACGCTGACGATTGATGAAGCTGCGGAATACAGCAATATCGGAATTAACAGAATCAATGATATGCTTAATAATCCCTCGTGTCCTTTTGTGCTTTTCGTTGGAAGAGGCAAGCGATTAGTTAAGCGTAAGGAGTTTGAGAAATATCTCGAAAAGACAGATAGCATATAAATAGATATATTGAATTATAAGCCATTATGTAGTAATATAGAAGCTATCATATAATGGCTTTTAATTTTGAAAGGAGCCATAAATCAGTATGGGAAAGGATTTGAGAGGAAAAGAGCTGGGAGTCGGAATAACCCAGCGCAAGGACGGACTTTATCAGGGCAGATATAAAGATAGGTTCGGCAAGAGCAAGACAATTTACAACAGCAAGTTGTCAGAACTGCGGAAAGAACTTAGTAAAGCAGTGACCGACAATCAACAATTCACAAGTGTTAGGGACAGCATTACCCTTGATGTGTGGTTTGACAGGTGGATGAATGTATACAAGAAAAAGAGGGTGCGCCCCAATACCATTAGGGAGTACACGCATATATATAAGAAGAACATTTCACCATACTTAGGAAACCACGAAATAACATCTATTCACAAGTCAGATGTACAGCTACTTATCGACAAAGCTTCTGACGATAACTATAAGTATGAGAGGCAGAGCAAAATCAAGGTTATTTTAAATGACATGTTCAGTAGAGCTATGGAAGATGACCTGATGATTAAGAATCCGGCGAAAGGCGTAAAACTGAGAGCAGACAAAGAAGTTAATGCTTTTGCATTGACAGTAGAGCAACAGAACGAGTTTTTTGAAGCGTGCAAGGGTACATTTTACGACAACATGTATAATGTGGCAGTTAATACAGGCTTGCGCCCAGGAGAACTGTTTGCACTCACGATTGCAGATATACATATGGACGAGGGGTATATTGATGTTAATAAGACACTTGTGTATCAGAAATACCTTGAAGATAAAGGCAAGACATTTCATGTTGAGCCACCAAAAACCAAGCAGAGTTACAGACACGTACCAATTAACAGTGTGTGCAAGGAATATCTGACGAAACAATTTGAGCTTAAAAAGATAGTTTCAGCACGCAGACCCAAGGAGCAAAACGAATATTTGTTTGTTACAAGGTTTAACACACCAATTAATTCGGTTATATACAGCGACTCTATACGTTCAGTTGTAAGACGGATAAATGATACAAAGAGCAGTGACAATGAATTTCCATTTTTTAGCGGTCACACGTTTAGACATACGTTTGCGACAAGATGTTTTGAGTCAGGGATAGAGCCGAAAGTCGTTCAATCATATTTGGGTCATGCAACACTGAAAATGACAATGGACTTGTATACACATGTTACACCTGAAAAATCGTTTGCCGACATTGAAAAAATCGTTAGCACCGACAACAAAATCATAGAATATAGAAGAAAATGTGTGTAGTAAGTGTGTAGTAGTACACACTCTCAATTTACAGAATGTTGAAAAATCAACGCTCGTAAGGCATTTTTGTACTAAAACTGGTAAAATTATTATGTATATCAAGGAGTGCCATACGATTTCGTAAATAATGGCGCAATCCTAGGAAAATAAAGGGTCTGCGGAGTTTTCGCAAAATCGTAAAAAATATAAAATTCTATGTATTTTAATGTATTTTAATGTGAAAAGTGTGTAGTAACTGTGTAGTAACCACCCCAAAAAGTGTGTAGTAAAAATTGTATATAGAAAAGCCATTATATGACACAAATATGAGAAGAACATGGAAATGCTCTTCTCTTTTTTTATGCCACAATTTAGGCATAAGGAGATGATGTTGTGTTTGACGATGATGTGAGAGAAAAAATATTTGCTAAAAATGAGTTACAAAAAATCGACCTAATGACATTATCCCTTGTCATTAAAGCGATAGAGGAAGTTTTGGAGGAAAGAGAAAATGAACATGCCGTATCAGCAACCAATGATGAATTATACACCTAATTATGGAGCGTATCAGTACAACCCAATGGCGAGCTATCAGAGATACCAACAGCCTGAACAGACACAAGGAATAAGCGGCAGAGTAGTACAGGCAGTTGAGACTATTAATCCCAACGAGGTGCCAATGGATGGCAGTGTAGCATTTTTTCCAAAACAGGATTTAACAGAGATATATGCTAAGAGCTGGAATGCTGACGGAACAATACGCACATTGACTTTTAAACCAGCTCTAAATGGTAAGACAGACATTTTATCGAGTGACACGGAAAAGCTTGAATTTGACCTATCAGAGAAAGCCACAGAGGACATTATGGCAAAGCTCAACGAACTATCTGAGAAAATTGAGCAATTATCTTTAGGGGCACAAAGAAAAACTCCACGAACACAAGGTAAGGAGAGTGAAAAAGCATGAATGTAATGGGAATAATGCAACAGATAATGAGCAATAACCGCGTAATGGGAAATCCAATGATTAAGAATGCAATGAGTATGGCTCAAAGCGGAAACAGCAAGGGAATTGAGCAAATGGCAAGAAACCTATGCAAAGAAAAGGGCATTAATCCTGATGATGTAATGAAGCAGATTAAAAGTAGATTTGGTAATTAGTAGCATATCGGGCGGATTACCCGCCCAATAAAAATTATTTTTTGCCTTTATATTGTGGATAATTATCATCTTTATATCGCCATATAAATCCTTTGTGAGTTTTTGAAAAACCATAGCAACAATTCAATACGGCATTTTTATTAAATAATCCGGTTTGCTTTATTTCTTTGATACCAGACCATTCTTTAATAAGAATATTATTTACATCATATTGAATTATTGGTCTTTCTCTATAATCGGAAAAATGGTTTCTGACACATGGTTTTCTATTTTTCTTAAGATGCAATGTTTCTCTAGAAAACAAAATAGATAAATCATCACAAGGAATGTTGTTTTTTGTAACTTTCTTATATCTTTGTTGCACAAGGTAGTATGGCACATTGTATATATTGCACCATTCTTTCATAGGCTTTGAAATTCCGTTTAATTCAATATAAACAGTGTTTGTTTTATTAATAGATTGTTCGGCAATCGTAGCCCATCTGCAATTAGATGGTTCATAATTGCCATTCACATCTATTCGGTCGATTGTGAGCGTGTCGGAGTAGCCATTTTGAATAGCCCAATTGTAAAAAGTTGAAAAATTGTTTTTCCATTCTTCACAAACAGTTATTCCTCTTTCGCCATAATGCCGATAGCTAGGTTCATTAGGATTATTGCATCTCATGTTTATTGATTTCCAAATGTGATACGATCGGGTTCCTGATTGACCGTGAACTCTTCTAAAATAGTTTTGTTTTTTGCAACCGCAAGAGGTTTTATGCCCTGATGTTAATTCGTTTGTTTTTGCTGTGGTAATGTTTCCACAATCACATCGGCATAGCCATCTTTTAGTTTTATTTGATGGATTTTTGTCAACGCATAAGACTTGCAACTTACCAAATTTTTGGTTTGTTAAATCGATAGATTTGCCCATAAAAATAACACCTGTCCTTTCAGTGTGAGATGTCCTATATCAGCTAATGTACGGAAACTGTTAGGACAAACAGCTTATCGGGAGCTACCCTATCCGTACAAACATATTATAACACATTTTAATTAACTTTGATACTAATTCTTGCAAGATTAAGTATATAAATTTTAAATAATGGAGGTAAAAATTATGTTTAGTTCAAATTGCAACACAGCATCAGTACCATTAGTTGCGAACATTGACGGAAACAACGGAAATAACTGGAATGACGGCTCATGGCTTTGGTTCCTTATCGTAGTTTTTGCGATATTTGGAGGCTGGGGTAACGGCTTTGGTGGTTTCGGTGGCGCTAATGGTGGTGTCGGCAGTGAAATTCAGAGAGGCTTTGACAATCAGGCAGTTGTATCAAAACTTGATGGCATTTCCAACGGACTTTGTGACGGCTTTTATGCCATGAACAACAGTATGCTCACAGGCTTTAACGGTATTAACACAAATATCATGCAGACCGGCTACGGCATACAACAGGCGGTAAACGCTGATACAGTTGCTAATATGCAGAATACCAACGCTTTACAGTCACAGCTTGCTAACTGCTGCTGCGAGACGAGAGAAGCCATCCAAGGTGTAAACTACAACATGGCAACTAACACTTGCGCTTTACAGAACACAATGAACAATAATACAAGAGATATTATTGACAGCCAGCAGGCAGGAACAAGAGCTATTCTTGACTTCCTGACAAATGACAAGATTGCAACCTTACAGGCAGAGAACAACGATTTGAGAAGAGCTGCTTCACAGGATAGACAGAACGCACTTCTGACTACTACAATGGCAGCGCAGACAAATCAGATTATTGATGCAGTAAGACCTACACCGGTTCCATCTTTCCCAGCTTCTAACCTTTATGGTTATGCATATGGTTGCGGTTGCAATACCGGCTGTAATTGCTAAAACTGAATAATTGAGTATCTTAATCGAGTTCTTTCGAGTTTCTTTCGAGTTTCCACTCGAAGAACTGAATACAAGATTATGTCTGCTAAGCAGTATTACTTGATGTTACCGACACAAATGTCGGGAAGATAAAGGGCAGACTATAATGTTTGCCCTTATTTTGTGAAAGAGAGGTAAAGATAATGGAAATAACAGGAATTGCATTACAAACAGTTGCCGCCGGAGAAGATGTGGCATTTACAGAAACACCGGTATGTGGAACTAAATGTATAGTCCACAGACAGGGGAGTGGAATTATCAAGCTAAGAGGTATTACTAATCAGTGTAAGGCTAGATTTTTAGTATCTTATAGTGGAAACATTCAGATACCTACAGGCGGTACAGTAGGTGCTATCTCACTTGCCATTGCAGTAGACGGAGAGCCTTTACAGTCAACACGAATGATAGTTACACCGGCAGCAGTACAAAATTTATTTAACGTTTCGGCTCAGGCATACGTTGATGTACCTTGTGGCTGTTGCAGTACTGTAGCGGTGCAGAATACATCTACACAGGCTATTGAAGTACAGAATAGTAACTTAATTGCTGTTCGTGAAGCGTAGGGGGTGAGAGTATGCACATTGAAAGAATGCACAAAATGCAAGAGTGCCTTACAGAGAAAGCTGTCAATGAGTTTGATAAGGGTATTGAGAATGTTGACACTTCCGAGATGGGACAGGTCGTAGATATGATAAAAGACCTTGCAGAAGCTGAATATCATTCAATAATTTCCAAGGCTATGAAAAAAGCTGATGAAGAGGAAGAAGAGTACGACAAAGAACTCCTAAGAAGCCTTAAGGCAGAATATGGCGAAGAAAGTGGCAGAAGATATTACGACCAATATCGCTATGCAAATGGCAGATTTGCCCCTAAAGGTCGTGGAACACGCAGAGGATATGAAGAACCGCCATATTATCACATGCCGGTAAACTACAACGATCCTGAATATATGCGTGACATGGACAAGGGCATGGGGCGAATGTATTATACCGAGCCTGTTGTATCAGACAATAACTCATCACATACGATTGAAAGCGGTTATGACAGAGCAAAGAGAAACTATACAGAGACTAAGGAAATGCATAAAAACAACACGCCGGAGGATAAGGAACATAAGATGAAAGCCCTTGACGGCTACATCAAAGAGCTTGGTGGCGATATTACACAGCTTATTGGCGATATGACGGCAGAAGAACGCAATCTTATGCGTACCAAACTTAGTACACTTGTTTCTAAGCTGTAAATTTAAAGGCTATGAGTAGTAATATTCATAGCCTATTTCATTCGGAAAGGAGCATACAGATGATTTTTAGCATCAATGGTACAATGTGGCAAGTACAATATAAAAATTCAAATTCAGGCGAATTAAAGCGGTCGGACAATGTTTCTGTGCTAGGTGTAACTGATAGAAATGCACACACAATTTATCTGTCAAATGCCTTGCGTGGATTTATGCAACGCAAAGTGCTGATACACGAAGTATGTCACGCAATTTGTATGTCCTATGATGTGTATTTGCCTATCGAACAGGAAGAGATATTGTGTGATTTTGTAGCAACATATGGGGATGAAGTGTTTGATATTGTTGACATGATACTTAAAGCAGCTAGGAGTGATAGATACTATGGATAAAATAGACAGACTATTAGAATACATACACCGGACTAATCCGGAAATGACACGGCAGAAATTGATTGAGAAGCTAGGAGAGAGTGATTATAGCGCCAAGAGCATTTATTTTTTGGCAATTCAAAATTCAAATTCCCAAAAATTTTAGGATTCGAGAAGTACCCCCCTACATTTGACTTTTTCGATTTCAAAAATCCGTTCGCAAAATTTTACAAAAACTTGTCGAGAACTTGCAAAGAACTCGCACCGCACTTTAATTGAGTAAAATTTTCTGAAAATTCAAACATTTTTCGTGAATTGGTGCGCTTGACTTGTTGGATATTGCACCCGGCACAACTTGCCACGGCTTGACGGCTTACAATGCTATAATTATATTTTCAAGCATTGTAAACGGCTTGTTTTGTGGCTTATTATGGCACACTCGATAAAATCCACGCTAACACGTATAAAAGCCCTTAAAACGTCAAATACACGGCTTAAAATGTGTATATCATAAAATCATAGAATATTTTTGTTAATTTGTCAATGTACTACAGCACCCGGACTTATATCCGGGCAACTCGCGACAACTCCAACGGCTGCGCGCTTGATTTTAGACACAACAAAAAGGGATACAAAATATCCCTAGTGGTAACACGTGATATATTTCCCGGCTTGATAGTCACAAAACAGCGTGGCCGGGTGAACGTGCGCGCGCTTTTCTACGACTTGCAACCATTCGCCGGACCTTTGAACTGTTATTTTTAACTCGTGTGACTCCATCCATTCTATGCAATCGTACTTGGTATAACTAAAATCGTTTATTTTCGGCATCTCATAGCCTAGCGCCTTAACGCGCTTATATATTTCTTTTTTCCCTAAATACTCATAATTAGACATAATACACCCCCCTATCTATAACAAGCCTTAATTATTGGGCTTATATAGTTTTTATGGTTTAGGTAGTTATTAAAAGCCGCCCGGCGGTATTCCTTGCCACTAATAAGCGTCAAAACATCGTCACACGTGCCCGACTCTGCGACAGCCCTAAAAATATTTGTTATCGCTTTTCGTGTCTCTCGTTCGCTCGCCCGATAGCCTAATACATCCGTATATTTTCCATTGTAACGTGCTCTAATTTCCATTTCTACAGCGTCAAGCGTAGTTAGTTCGTTATCGTTCATCCATCAACCCTCTTTTCTATTCGTGCGTGGTTTATAGGTTACTTTTTGACCTTTTCGCGGTCTGTCGTGCGTTAATCTGTTTTTATTAGGTGGTAACGCAAAGCACCTATAAAGGGCGCACAATTATTTGTCCAGGCGTTGCACCTCTTGAGCCTGATATAAATATAAAGGCATTTACAAAACCTCTTGGCGCGATTATTTACCGACGCGCGGACGGAGTGCAATATATAAAGCCGTAAAGCCGTATAAAAGCACCTATAAATAAAATAATTAAATTAATAATATAAGCCCTGAAAAGCCTTATATATAAAGCTAATAGCCGGAATCGAACCGGCTTAAAAATCCCTTGATATTAGCTGTTTAATAAAAAATAAAAACAAACCGCCATACCCAATAAAAAGGCATGATATAAAAAGGCTTAAAGCCTTTAAAAGCTCGATAAAGTCTCTCATAGTTGCGCCCCCTTAATATGCTAATTGTTTGCCACAAATCGGGCAAAATTTGATAGATTGCATTGCGCTATGTCCGTTTATGGTTTGACAAAAACTAACACTTATGTCATGCTTGTATATTTCCGGCATAAACTCAAGTAAACGAGTACCGCCCGGCGCGTATTCATCACAAACATGATAAAAACCTTCCTCGCAGTCCTTGCCCTTGTAAAATTTTGCGCCACTGTCTACAGTTTCATAATTTTTAAAATCAATCCTTGTTTTGTTCATTTTCTCCACCTCTTTAATATAAAGCCGGTGAACTTGCACCGGCTTAAATGCTAATTACTCGTTGTCGTTGTCAAAATCTAGTTCGTTGTTTTGCTCCATGCTGTCGAGTACTTCACTAATTGCACTTGATAACAAGTTGCATCTAATTGTTATATCGCACCATTCAAAATCCTCATTGAGAAACTTCTCACCAACGATATTTTTGTCAATTCCTAAATTTTCAACAGCATCGTTAAGCTCATCTATATTGTCGATAACATAATCTCTAGCCGTTAAGCGGTTCATGGTATAACTGCCGCTCGCATTGCCGGTTACGCTGTCGCAAGTCCATAACTCGTCGTTTAAATAGCTTTCCAGCTCGTCACGGTCTGAAAAATCAGAAATTGTTATTTCATCGTCAATATAATTTTTTACATCCTCTTTGATTGTTGATAAATAGTAGTATTCCATGTTTACACCTTTTTACACGTATGTTATAATATACGCGCCTTTCATATTATTTTTGTTTGGTGCCTGTCGTTTGGTTGGTAACTCTGCGACAGGCTTTTTATTTTGTTCGTTGTCTTTCGACTTGACATTATAATAACACTGCATTTATGTAATGTCAATACATAAATTAAAAAATATTGCAATAAAATTTAATTACATTAATGCAATAGTAAAATCAATAATAAATGAATTAATGCATATAATAAGAAATAACTATTATTATTTATATTATGTAATGAATTATTATTGACATAATAATTTAATTATTATATATTTATGTATAGCAATATTATTTATAGTATTATTGCCAGTGATTATTGATATTATTAATTTATATAATGAGGTGTAAAAAATGGATGAAAAGAAAATAATTGAAAACTACAAGAAGCGTATACAAAAGCAGAACGACAGAATAAGAGAGAGCTACGACAGAATAAGCGTTACTTTGCCAAAGGGCACAAAAGACCGGATACAGGCGCAAGGGTTTACAATTAATGGATTTGTAAATCAATTAGTATTGGATAAGCTGGACGAGCTGGAAAAGAATAACAACGAGTGCCCATTCTAAAATAATTGCAATTATGTATTGCATTTATGTATTTAATATGTTAATATAATGTCGTAGCAATTAAATAGTTTAACAAATGAGGTGGGAAAAAGTGAAAAGCTATGATTATATTGTTATCTCCGGCAACAATGAAGAGATTTACAACACCAAAAAAGAAGTAAACAAAAGAGTTAAAGAGCTAACAAGTCAAGGAAAAACCGGCTACTTTGCAAAGTGGGACTTAATCAACGATGAAATTCTGGAAGGTAGTCAAGTAGATTTTTAAAATTGGAGGTATAAAGAGTATGAAATACAGAATAGTTGACGCAGACAATAGAGCCGAATATAGTAAGCCAAAGACTTTTGAAGAGGTCAAAGCGTGGTTTGAGCCAAACGCAGAACTTGAAGAGGAACATAACAAATGGGCGGAAATCGAAGATATTGACAATATGAGAGATTATCTCATATGGGAAGCCCAGGGAATGAGACCTAATTGGAGAATAGAGGATTGTAAAGAGGATTAAGACGGAAGTTTGAAAGGAGATATACAATGAGCGAAAAAATTAATGATAACATCATGAGTGCAATTGTTGTGCTCATGGACGACGAGACAAGAGAGCGTGTGCACTTTGAGCTTGCACCCTGCTCAAACGAGAGTTTTTTAAAAAGGTATTGTGAATTAGTGCCAGAGTTTGAAAAGACACTTAAAGATGAATTTAGCATTGAATTGGATGCATAAAAAATTAAATATTGTTTTTCAAAGAGTCGTTTTTAAACGGCTCTTTTTATTGCAATTTTTAGGACGTAAGAACCATGCGACAACTGTACCGGGTATTTCTTTTTTTGAGCCATTCAAGGCTTATTTTTTGCAACTTTAAAATTTATAGAGTGGAAAAATAAACAGAGAAATTGATAGTTGTATCCAAAATGTATACATCATGTATACAACTTGTATCCAAAATGTATCCGTAGTATAGGTAAGGTTAGGTAAGTATATATATTAAATAAAGCCTAACGGCTTTATAGAAGAGTATATTATTATTAAACCCCTTTATTTTTTATTTATTTATATTAAACAAGAAAATATAATATATAAATATATAATACTTGATTAAATATATTTAGTTAAATATATACAGCAATAGTATTTTAAAATCTATTTGACAAAATATATTTAGTGGTGTATATTTACATCAACAATTTAAGCACAGAACGTGTTATTGCCAAGCACGAGTGTATATGCGGATGCCGGTTAGCCTGTGTCACTTGGAATAATTCCAGGTGGTGCGGGCTTTTTTATTTTATGATTTTGAGGTGCTAAAATGGAAAAAATTAAGGGAAATATAACTAAACATTTGATTGCTGATTTTGGCACTTTCCAACTTTACCGGGAGGACTTCGAGAGGGCTATAGATCAGGCTTGCCAGGAGTTACAAATTGATGATTTGAAAAGCGAGGGTCAAAGGCCTTGGAAAGCCGTTTGTAAGAGAGTCGGAGAGATTATATTTAATGATAACAGTATATTAAAGGATAAACAGTTATATGATAATACATGTATGCTAACTAACTACAATAGATATAACTATAATATATTAAATAATATATGTGATGAATATATATATATTAGTGATGTATATAATAAACTGTGCAGCACTGTAGCATTTAGTAATTGGTGTAATATAGATTGTGGTGTAATAGATAATTGGAGATTAAACAAAGAGTCAAGTCCTAAAAGTTATGAGATTTGGGAAAAATTGCAAGGAATCCGCAAAGATTGCATCAAAGATAGAGCATACGATAATAAATCCCCTGTCGGTGCTATGTTTGTTGGAAATAATGAATTCGGCATGAATCAGCCGGGAATTGGCTACGAGGCTACGCAAGCGAGAGCATTAACTGCTAATGAATTGCCACAGTTGGGTGCTTCAAATAGTCAGAATATTAAAGCACTATCGGATAATAACATGGTTGATAATGCCAAGTAATTGTATATACAACAGATACAATTCTAAGCCCTTGATTTATAAGGCTTTGAGGGCTGTCGAATTATTACAACTCTTCACAAAACAGTTGTTTAGCGAAGAGTTGAAAGGGTATAGATGAATTGTATATGCAATAGATACAATTTAAAATGCTTGATGATTGAGAGATGAACGGCGCACGCATTGGGTGCCCTGGGGGTCTACAGGAAAAGCAGCAAACCGCCCCGCTTAGCCCCCAAAATATCCGCCAAAACAAAAAGGCTCTTACCCATACCTTAACCTCACCAAGCAGTATTTATTATTATAACATAAGTTATATATTAATTAAACAACATACACAATAATAATATATATACATACAACTATGATTAAATAATAGTTATATATAATATATAACAGTAAAGGAGCTAACAGTGATGAAATTAACAGGATTTGAATCCAGCAAAATTAATTCCGACATGGTAAATCACCCTAGCCACTACAATCTGCCTAATCGTAAAGAGTGCATTGATGAAATGATTGACATTTACGGACTTAAGGATGTGGCTAAATGGTGTGAGATTACTGCATACAAGTATAAATATCGTGCCGGGCATAAAGATAGCTTCACGCAAGATATACAGAAAGCTATATGGTACACAATTAAGGCTCATGAGCTTAAATCTAAGCGCAAATGGAAGATTTTCGACAAGATTGTTTATAAATTCATGCCAATGTTTCTTAAGGGCCTGTATGCATGGATAATTTTATTCTGTTTACTTTATGGAATACTCTTTGCTGACCGATGCTCAATGGTAGTCTCAATAGTGTTTTTAGTTCTTGCGTGCATAGCTGAGTCAGTATTGAAAGAAAATGAAGATAATTAGATTTTGAGGTGTAAATCATGTTTGTACTAAAAATTGCAACAACAGTATGGCTGGCATTAATTGCTTTTGGAATGGTAAATGCCACATTAAACGAAAAAGTGACAGTCAGTACAAGATTTCTTGGCATTGCGGTAATGTTCGGTCAGATACTTGCCATAGCTTTCATGTGGCAATAGATATAGGGCATTCGCCAAGCGGTAAGGCACAGCACTTTGACTGCTGCATACGTTGGTTCGAATCCAACATGCCCTGCTCGGGGTTTACTTGGTTCCCCGACATTGGACTTAGTAGTTCCTTTCACCCTCATAGCGGAAAGCTGTTAAGGGCCGTCACAAGGCTCGTGAGGGTTTAATCGTGTATAATCCCACAATGCACGAGCGTGAAAGCCAACCTGTCGTAAAGACATCTGTAATAGGCAGAGTAGACATATATACCCCCTTTAATTAATTGTTAAACTAGGGCAACTCAAATCATATGAGTCTTAGGTGAGGTGCAATCCCTCACATGTCCTTTGCTGTGGGTTTCGTTAGTTCTTTTCCTACAGCACATACAAATTTATATCTCCGGAGGGTGTAGCCACTCCTTAGACTTCACCCTCATTATTGGCATGTAGCTCAGTGGTAGAGCAGTCGGCTAATAGCCGATTTGTCGTGGGTTCGATTCCCAACCTTGCCGATTGTTGATGTGTGGCGGAATGGGTAAACGCTATGAAATGTCTATTGCAAAACGCAATACAGAGAAAGTATTTCTCAGGGGACATTATGAGAAAGTAAGTCTTTCATGTGTGGTTCAAATCCACACCACATCAATCATACGTCGGTTTAGTGCGAGCTGTTATATCTTGAATAGCGGTTGCGTAACGCTGATGGTCTGCAATATAGCAGTTTCGGAAAAATAAAAGAAAACACACAAAAACAAGTTGCTATTAGGTACGCGCGACCGAAAGCAATGGGGTGAGACACTTCAAAATTCTGTAATGTGTTTTGGGAAACCTTTTGATGGAGTGCATCTTGCCTTTTCGGATAGTAGTTCAGTTGGGAGAACAACCACTGCAATAGCAGTAATTGAGGGAGTCACAGGTTCGAGTCCTGTCTATCCGATTACAACAAACTAGGTTAGCTACCGAAAAGCACTTCCGCTGTGCCTGTTTGTTGTTTTACCAATCAAGCGGAGTATGTATCACAGGCATACATAAATAATATCAAGCGGAGGTATTCGATTATGGCAACAATTAGAGTGCATAAAACAAAAAATTACACAATTATGAGTAATACTCATTTAAGGGATAAGAGCTTGAGTCTGAAAGCAAAAGGATTATTGTCCGTAATGCTTTCATTACCCGATAATTGGGATTATTCAATAGCTGGATTAGTTGCAATATGCAAAGAGAACGAAACAGCCGTTAAATCGGCTTTAAATGAATTAAAGGATAATAATTATGTTGTGGTTACTAAAGAAAACCCAACAAAAAGCAATGGCGGAAGAATAAAGTACACTTATGAGGTTTACGAAGAACCATATAAACAGAAAATAGAAAAACAAGACCTAGAAAATCTAGGGGTTGAACATCAACAGGTAGAAATCCACGGACAATTAAGTACTAATGGATTAAGTACTGATGAATTAAATACTAATAAACAAAGTACTGAAAGATTAAATACTGATAAGGTACATACATCAACTAACATTGATGGAGAGGTACATACATCTGTTTCCGAGAAACAGACGGCAAGAGTCACCCGACAGGATATGCAAGCAAAGAAAGATGATATGCTCAATAGGTTCTTTGCAATCTGCGACAACAGTATTGAAAACGAGACAATCAGAAGAACAGTTAAAAGCTCATTTCACAGATACATGAACCTGTACGAAACATATTTTTGCAAGGTTCACCCAATCTTGACCGATAAGACTCTGACTAATGTATGTCTGTCGCTTTCTAATGTGACCGATACGGAGCATAATCACTTTGAGTGGACAGATGTTTACCTAGCAGATAAAACAGGGCTTACCGGGCTTGATAGAATGGTTAACGAGCATTTCAGGCGAACACATAGAAGAGAGACTAGCTACTCAATAACGCATTTTGCTAAAAGCGACTATCTGCTACAGTTGGCACAAGGCATTATAGAGTACTAAACGGAGGTATAAATATGGCAAAGGGAGTTAAGACACGAAATATTGATTCATTCCGAGAGGGATTGATGGAATACGCATATGGCAGATGCTCACAGGCGGAAGCTGCAAAGATAGCTGGTATGAGCGTGCCGACATTTAGGAAGTACGCAAATATGCATTTTTTAGGCATTCCATTTCCTGACACACTGTTTAAGGCAAAGGAGGAATAAGCAATGAACACAAACTGTGTGAACTGTGGCGCACCGATTGACAGAAAACTTTTAAAATGCCCTTATTGTGGTACGCCTTATAACTACAGTGGCTTTAATGCAAGTTTTGAAAACAAAAATGCGCTTGGAACTATTTCTATTGCCGGGCAAGAATATCAAGTGTATTTAGGCCAATGTGAGGTAAACACAATCAATATGGAGTGTGGCAGAGGCATAGATGGAATGCTTCGCAGAGGCAAAATTGTTAGCAAACGAAAATTTACTTTGATTGAGGTGTAATATGTGTGAATTTTGCGAACAGAAATTTAATGAACATAATTTAGAGTTTGAGGTAAAAGAACTGTCTGAAAGAAAAGAAAGCAAATATAACGAGGGCTACTATACCGGAATACAGGCATATGTTGACATTGAGGGCAGTACGCTAAATATATTTGCCTGTCTTGACAACGAACATATAAAGCCTTTAGGTATGACCAAGGCTGTAAAGATTAATTACTGTCCTATGTGTGGCAAAAAATTGAGAGAGGACTAAGTATGTGTGAATTTTGTAAAAAAGGAAAACGAAACATAATACTAAATGACGATGGCAGTATTATATGCCTTACAGCAGATGCGGTCATTGCTATTGATAGAGACACAGGCAAAAAACATAAAAATCAAATAGCAATCAATTATTGCCCTATCTGCGGTAGAAAGTTGGTGTAGTAATGGCGGAATCTTTGAGCAAATTAGCAGAAAAATGTAAAAGTTGCCCTAAATCTGAAAAATGCGACCATAAAAGAATGGAGTTATGCGCTTTAGCAGATTTGCCACCACAAAATCTTGCAAGCGCTACACAAGGCATTTTAATAGACAATATGTCACCTGTATTGAGGGAAGAAATAAAAAGCCCTTTAAGTCCATTTAGGTACAAAGACGAATTAGAAAAAGCACTAAATGATTTCCATTTCGGAAATAGGTTTATGTATGGTGCTTAGAAAGGCGGTGGAAGAATGAAACATCAAAAAGAATGGCACACTTGTGACAGGTGCGGAAAAGAAATAATACGCTACGATGAAAAATGTGCATATATCAAAACAAGAGAGGTAAAACCTCTTTACGAAAAAAGCATATGCACAGCCGAAGATTTAGCAAGGGAAGTGTTTCCAATGGCTATATGGAGAGATAATATCCAATACGATTTATGCCCTAAGTGCAGGAAAGAGTTCAAGAGGTTTATGAAAAATGGAGCATGAAAGAAAATGGTGCACTTGCGATAGGTGCGGTGCAGAAATTAAAAAAGGAATACTGTGTGGAAATTCGGTTACAAAGAACGGCATTTTTAATACCACATACGACTTGTGCTATAAATGCATGGAAGAATTTGAAAGATTTATGGAAAATGAAAAATAATAAATTGTAAAGGAGAAAATAAATTATGAATTTTGGACAGGCAATTGAAGCATTAAAAAACAGCAAAAAAGTAGCAAGAAAAGGTTGGAATGGCAAGGGAATGTTTGTGTATTACGTTCCGGCCGGCAATTTTAAGTCTTATACAGAAATTGGGAAATCCATTGCAGATAAAGACGATTTAGTACATTACAATCCGTATTTTGCTATCAAAAATGTTAATAGCACTGTTTCTACATGGGTTCCGTCAATTAATGATTGTTTAGCAGAAGATTGGTATGTAGTTGAGTAACATATGGGAGCGTGTTTGAACTATGAGCATGGCAGAAGTAATTAAATCAATAGAGCGTGAAGCGTTTAGAGAAGCACAATCGCACGAAATAGGCGGTAGAAATGGCGAGCCTATAGATTGTTCCGTTTTAGAAGATGAACCTGTTATCGAGGCAGATAACGAGGCGGACAGGCAAGCGTTTAGAGTAGCACTATCACAGAAATTTTGCGGTGATATATCCGGTGGCTATTTAACAAAAGCACCATGTATAAGCAAAGATGATTCAATTACGGAATGGCTTAGAAAAAACGTTGAAAAGGAATTGAGAGATTGCTTTGAGGAGTGAGAATATGGAGTATCTAAGTACAATTAAGAAAATGGAAAAAGGAATAACAAGACTTCGAAAACAATTAGACGAAGCCAAGCCGGGAACAAAAACATCACAGAACGAGTCTGTTATTTGCGATGATACGATGAAAATAGATATTCTTGGAACAGAATACAGAATCGAAATCCACAAAGTATCAGAGGACAGTTACATGGAGAAAAAAGGTCTTGCGGGCTATTGTGAAGAAGAAAACAAGTTGATTGTAGTTGCCGACATGTCGGAAGAAAAATACTTTGTAGGCATGGACGAAAAAGCACAGGAAATATATCGCAAAAAGACCTTAAGACATGAAATTATACACGCTTTTCTGAATGAGAGTGGGCTGTCTGATAGTTCAAATCGGTTTGATGGTGCATGGGCAAAGAATGAGGAAATGGTTGACTGGCTTGCAATTCAAGCCCCAAAAATCTTTTCTACGTTCAAGAAAATGAATATTTTGTAAACATGTATTACCGACTACGGACTAATTGTAGTCGCTACCCTAAAACAGTTATAGGCAGAGGTCTATAAGCACCTTTGCTTCTTAAAAGTGGAGGTGCTTTTCTTATGGCTAGTCAGAGCCTTATTTCCACAGTAAACGGATATGAAAACTACATAGAGGATAAAGGAATAGACGAGCAAGTAATTAATGCCTATGTAGACGCTTGCAGTGTAGCCATAAACGGAGAGAAAGATATTGAGTATGGACTACAACTCACTAAGAGGGCAAAAGAGCTTATAGAGGACTTCTGCACGGCTAAAACAGGCGGTACGATTTGGGATTTGGATTATTACCATTTCAAGCATGAGACTACACCATATGACTTAGTTAATCACTATTTTGATTTATTTTTGATGGAAGCTCACTATAAGTTTGAGAGCTTTATGATTTACATGGAAAAAAATCGTCCACCATGGGAAAGATTTTATTTGCCAAGAAGAAATCCATTGAGCCAAGTTGCACAACTCATTCAAGATTTGTACGATGATAAACTTGATGAGGGCATGGTATTCTGCCCCGGACGTATCGGAAAGACTCAAATCGTTAAAATGGGTAATTTGTGGTTTGGCTCAAACAGACCTGAGAGGTCAAATCTATATTCGGCATATTCCGACAAAATAACCGGAGGATTTTACGATGGAACATTAGAAATGGTAAATGACCCAACGTACACCTACAAAGATATTTACCCTAAAATTGTAGAGAAAAAAGCTATCACAGATGGAAAAGACCTTACGATAGACTTCTTGCGTAAAAAAACATACCCAACATTTACCATGCGTTCTATATACGGAACACTGAACGGAGCATGTGACTGTGACGGCTTGGGAGTATATGACGATTTATTTAGTGGTATTGATGAAGCGTTAAGCGAGGATAGACAGGCTACAGTTTGGGGAAAGTTTGATAACAACTTTATGCCGAGAATCAAGCCCGGCAAAGCAAAGTTGCTAGGAATAGGCACGAGATGGGCGCCAAAAGATGTGCAAGGACGCAGATTAGAATTGCTTGCAAATAATCCTGAATATAAAAACATACGTCATAGAGAGGTCATAATTCCAGCACTCAATGAAAACAATGAGAGCAATTTTGATTATCCCTACAAATTAGGATATTCCACATTAGATTATAAGCGTAGAATGGCTTCATTTGAAGATAATGACGATATGGCTTCATGGTTCGCCCAATATCAGCAAGAGCCGATAGAAAGAAAAGGTCAGATGTTCAATATTGATAACATGAACTTTTTTGACCCGGCAGAAATTGAGGGAATAAGACCTGATAGGATTTTTTCGGCAAACGACCCAGCATATGGCGGTGGAGACTTTGTATCAATGCCGATTTGCTATGAGATTGAAAAGGAATACTATATCGTGGATGTTGTGTATAACGATGGCGATAAGGATATAACAATCCCCGAAGTAACAAGCAGAATGGAAAGCCACTTAGATAAATTTCCAAACAAAACAGCAGAGGTGCATTTTGAGGAAACAAAAACAACATCTGCCTATCGTTTGGAGTGCGAAAAAGTATGGAAGAAAGATTGCTACCCGATATTGACGAGCCATGACCCAGCAGATAACAAAACTGCAAAAATGGACAGAATTAAAAATCATGCGCCGGATATAAGAAAACTGCATTTCATAAAACTTGAAAGGCAAACCAAGGAATACAAGAAATATTTTCAAAACGTTCTTTCTTGCACATATGAGGGCAAAATGAAACATGATGATGGTGTAGATTCTACTGCACAGTTGTGCGATATGATTTTTAGGGAAAAGCGGATAGCAAAAGTTGAAGCAGTACATAATCCGTTCAGAGGAGGGCTTTATTAATGACAAAGGAAGTTTTATCACAGTATTCAGACTTACAAGAGGAAATCAAAGAGGTTAGAAAGAAAATTGCTAAATTGCAAGATGACCTTAAAAAGATAGAAAGCGGAGAAAGCGTGATTGACACTGTGTCAGGGGGCATGGGTGGCACACAGCACTTCAAAATCGAGGGCGTACCATACCCTGAATACGGACGCAAGCGCACATTATTATACTCAAGAATGACTACGTTACAGCTTTTACAAGATGATTTGCTTGAAAAGACAAACGATGTAGAGGAATTTATAGCAAGCCTTGATGATAGTAGAATGAGAAGAATAATTAATTTTAGATTTTTGGAAAATAAATCATGGCTACAGACGGCATATGCGCTTGGCGGTAAAGCCACAGCAGATAGCGTAAGAATGGAGTTTGAAAGATTTTTTAAGAAAATGTAAGTTTGTTCGTTCGGTTCGCTTAGAATGTGATAATGTGTAAGATGAAAAAAATGCAATTCGTTCATTGCGAAAATCTCTTTAAGAAATAGCACTCACAGATTGTGGGTGCTATTTTTAGTGAATCGAGGGTGACATGAATAATCAGAATATTAATATTGTTCCAACAGGAAAACGAAGTGTAATGTGCCCTCGTTGCGGAAAGCTATTAACGTGGGTAAATAAAAACGACAAGAAGCACCACAAAGTAATGTGTACGCACTGCCGTAAATGGATATGGTTTTGGGCTGGCACACAAGAATTTCAGATAAAAGAGGTTCCACAGAGAACTTCTGCAAGTGGCATGAGGTTTTATTGATGTATAGATATGCTCATAAAAACGTAAGACCTTTTTCGGCTGTCTGTCAAAATAATTACGGCAGACAAGTTATTTTTACCCGTCAAAGGCAAATCACAAAAAACAACATAATCGAAGAACTGAATAAAGCACTTGTGATTCACGAGCAAAACGCTATTGAGATTGAGTATCTTGACAGATACTATCGTGGCGACCAACCGATTTTGTATCGGCAGAAAGTGAACCGCCCGGAAATCAATAACAAGATTGCTGTAAATCTTGCGTATGAGCTTGTCGAGCGCAAAACCGCAGAGATGTGTGCCGAGCCAATTCAATATGTGCTACGTGGCACTGATAACCATAAGTCGGAAGAAATCACACAGCTTAACATTACAATGGACTCGGAAAGCAAACAGGAGTGCGATATAGACATACATCGTTGGAGAAGCATATGCGGTACCGGCTACAGATTCATCGGTAACGATGATGGACAAGGGCAGTTGCTTGATGAAAGCGATTTTTATTTATCGTCTGAAAATCCAATGTATACGTTTGTGGTATACTACTCAAACGGACGTCCGGCATTCTCTTGCCAAATCGGAGAGGACGAGAACGGAGCAGATATATACTATGTGTTCACTGACAATGAGTGGTTTGATATTCGCAACGACAAGATTTATGCAAGCGGAACAAACGGCAACAGAGCAATTCCGGTGATTGAATATCCAAACAATGCAAGGCGATTATCTGACATCGAAATGACTATTGCAATTACAGATGCTATCAACGTGCTTACATCAGACAGAATTAATGGTGTCGAGCAGTTTGTGTCTGCATGGGTGAAATTCGTTAATTGTGAGATTGACATAGACACATTCAGAAAAATGCGACAAGAGGGAGCATTGGTAGTTAAATCTAACAATGGTTCAGATAACAAAGCTGATGTTGATGTAATGACAAGCGAACTTAATCAGACAGAGGGACAGGTGGTATTCACTGACCTTTTTGAAAGATTTTTAAGTATTCAAGGACTTGCAAATCGTCAGGGCAACACAGGCGGTGATACCGGTTCTGCCGTAGAACTACGAAACGGACATTACGATGCCGGACTTAGGACAGCTATTAATGAGCCTATCCTCAAGAAATCAGAGAGAATGGCACTTAGGCTTATTCTTAACAGGCTGAGAATTAATAAGGGCTTTACGCTCATGCCTAGCGACGTGGAGATACACATTAATCATAATAAGCTAGACAACATGCTTGTTAAGGCAGAGGTACTTCAAATACTGCTTAACTGCGGTATCAATTACAAGAGAGCCGTCAAGACGATTGATATGTTTAGCGACCCTGAACAAGTCACTCTTGAAAGTGCTAAGCGTATGGAAATGTTATTCCCGGAAGAACAGCCGACAACAGCTACACCTAACAATAATAACGATGATAAGAACAATGGAAAGACAGCCGATGAATAATTGGCTGTCAATTTATTTTGGAGCTTGATATGGCAGATGAAATCCACGCACTTAACAAAAATGAAATACAAGACATAGATTATGATACATATTTTGGTGAGATGGATTTATCTGACGAGGAAAAAGAGGATAGAAAAGAACTTGCCGAAAGGTTTGAAAAAATCTTTGTTATGCTATTTGCCCTGTTATCCGGCAAGGAAGAAACAGAGATAACAACTATCACTAAAGAATTTATCATCAGATACGAGAGCATTGCCACACAGTATTGTAGGGCAAAGAAAACACCCTCATACATTACAGATTATGCTCGGTACATTGTGAATGAGGTAGTTGACGCTACCACACAAAATACTGAAGTAGAGTATTTTACTTCACAGAAGCGAGCAAAAAATGTAGCTGCGAATGAAGCTAATGCAGTCGGTAATTACAGGCTACAAACTGATATGGTGAAACAAGGTTACAAAACAAAAGAGTGGCGCTCAAAAGAAGATTCACATGTCAGACCTACACATGCAGAAGTTGACAGAAAGAGAATTGATATTTTTGAGCCGTTTGAAGTTGGAAACTCACTTATGATGTTTCCGAAAGATCATTCTTTAGGGGCACAAGTAAAAGAAATAGCAGGGTGCAGATGTACCCTTAGATATTTTAAATAATCAGCGATTGCCAATTATGGCAGTCGTTTTTTATTATACAAAATTTGCAGTTGTGCGTTAAACAACAGAAAAACTCGGCTGGTGCGACCAGCGATAACAAAAGCGTGAGTTACGGAGGTAATTGAAATGACAAGAAATGATGTTTTGAAGCTTTTTCCCGATGCAACGGATGAACAGATAACAAATCTGCTTAACAAGAGCGGTGAGGAAATGGCAAGAGAGAAAGAGAAAACCAATCAGTACAAGGCTAAAGCCGACAAAGCTGACGAGCTACAGACACAGCTTGACGAGCTACAGGCTGGCAACATGACAGAGCTTGAAAAGGCAAATAAAGCCTTAGAGACAGCCAATCAGCAGATAGCCAAGCTACAGAAAGATAACGCTGTCAGAGATTTACGAGAGAGTGCAATGTCTGATTTTGGAATTACTGCAGAACAGGCAAAGACAGTAGTAAAAGAGGATGGCTCTTTTGACACGACATCACTTGGCAAGATTATTTCCGACATGAAAGCCAATGCGATAGCGGAGTATGAGAAAAACGCACTCAAAGATACTCCTAATCCAAACAATGGTGGTAACAATAATGAACCCGACTCAAAGCCGGCAGATGTGGCCAATGCAGAACAAATCTCATTCGGTACAGTTGCGAGTGCTGAAAGTCAAAACAGCTATGTAATTTAAACAGGAGGTAGAACGATGGGAAAGCCAATCGTAAGAGACTTTACACAGGGTAAAGGAATTTTAAAATTTTTCCCTTATGAGGGCGCAGCATGCCTTGTACCACAGACTATGGTAACAAGCGCAGATGGAAACGGAATGAAGATTGTACCGGCCGGTACACCATTCCCAAGCAATGATGCAGAGTGCAAGGGCTATCTGTTGCACGATGTAGATGTAACAATGGGTGACGCACCTGGAACATATGTATATCAGGGAACTATTGATTGGGAGAAAGTTAAGTCACTTTCAATCGCAGATGAAGCTAGAACTGCAACACCTAGAGTTACTTTCTATGGCGCACCAAAGATTGTAGCAAGTCAGGTTTAAAAGGAGGTAGAAGAACATGGCATTACCATTAGCAGAAGCATTTACAGCGAGAAGCCTCGCTGTAATGTGGAACAATTATCAGAAGACATTAGGAACTGCCCCTTATCTTGGCAGACAAAAATTCGGAACACGTAAACAGGACTCACTCGACCTTAGATTTATCAAGGGTAAGAACGGACTGCCGGTATCACTCAAAGCTTCAAACTTTGATGCACAGGCAGAGTTAAGAGATGTTGGAGGTTTCTCTGACATTCAGAACTCAATGCCATTTTATCGTGAGGGATATATGGTAACAGAGAAAGAGGAACAGGAGTATGACAATTACAGAACTTCTGAGAACTCTAGCCTTGCCAATAATGTGTTGCGTGAAATCTCAAAGAAACCAATGATGTTAATTGAGGGCGCATTAGTTGTACCGGAGAGACAGATTTGGCAGTTGCTTGCACCTACAGATGGTGTACCAAAGGTAAAGGTTGTACTTGGCGATAAGAACTATGTCGTTGATTACACAGCCGACAATGGTGCAGAGCATAAGGAAAAGCACTTTAAGTCAATTACCGGCACAAGTGCATGGGATAAGCCTACCACATGTGCACCACTCGATGACCTTATTACAGCTCGTAGAGACTTTGCAAAGGCTACAGGATATTCTCTTACACGTTTCACCATGAATACAGAGACTTGGGAAATGGTGCTTAAGGCAGAGGATACAAAGAAACAGGTACTCGGTATTACTGCTTACAATGGCGGTATCAGATTACAGCAAGGACAGGTTACTGAATACCTTAGAGGATATGGTATCGAGATTGAGGTATACGATAAGCTCTATGTTGACGAGTCAGGACAGACACAGTACTTTGTACCAACAGGCATTGTATCTGCGCAGGCTGCCGGAGTATTCCTTGGCGATTACACATTCGGTAAGACACCGGAGGAAAGAAGCGGAAGTATCACAGACGGAAACCTCTCACTTGTTGAGACCGGTGTATCTGTATACACATATGCTACAAATCATCCTATCAATACTCACTGTATCGTATCTATGATTGGATTACCTACATTCGAGGGTATGGATAGCGTTATGGTTCTCAAAGTTAAGGAGGATTAAGGCTTATGATAGCAACGCACTCTATAAAGCATGATGGAGTGTGGTATAAAGTCGGAGACGAGGTGCCGGAAAGCAATAGCAATTCGGTGCCTTCTGATTTTATGAACCCACCTGAAATACCATACACAAAGACGGAAATTAACAGAATGTCAACAGCCGACTTAAAGAAGCTTGCGAGCGAAAATGGTATTGAAAATGCCACAGAAATAAATGGCAGCGACTTGAAGAAAATGTTAATTGAAAAGTTTGGATTATAAGGAGCTTGGCATGGAATACACCACATTAGAGCAAGTCAAAATAAGACTCGGACAATATCATATCGAAACTGTCACAAACGATGATGATACAACATCTGATGTGGTTGTATTCGATAAAAGGGAAGATAACCCACTCATTGAACAGCTCATTAAGCAAGCCACTGAAGATGTAAAAGCAAAAAGGTGTTATCCGGACACTTTCACTGATGATGATATAACTGCCGATTTAAAGCAGTTTGAAAATGTCGTTATTAATCTTGCAGTTTATGACCATTCACAAGCCGGTGAGAACTACATGAGCGCATTGAGTGAGGGCGGAGTGAGCCGTACATGGAAAGACAGAGATAAGCTGTTTGTCGGAGTTTTTCCTTTTGTCAAAGTGCTATAAGCAAAAGAAGATTGTGCGTTACCAATATGGTAGCAGGCGGTACACATTAAGTGGTGGTGGGCGGTGTGCCAATTACTAAAGATGAAAGGCTGTAAGATGAATAATTTAATCTATCAGACATACATTATTGCCTTACCGATTGTTCTAACAGCGCTTTTGGGTTATATCGTTTGGCTTTTACAAGAGCAGAAAAAGCAAAAAGCGATAGACACAAAAGAAAGAAACGAGCGCATTGAAGAGGAAAAGAAGCTACGACAAGCGAACGGAAAAGGTACAATGTTACTTTTACGAGTACAGCTTATCGAATACCATAATAAGTATATGAAACTTGGCGAAATACCCTTATATGCGTATCAGAATTTTTGCGATATGTATGAGGCATACCGTGCACTTGGAGGTAATGGCGCGGCAACAAAAATGAAAAATGAGATTGAGGAAATCCATTTAGGCAAAGGAGGGAAAAACTGATGGACTTTACACAAGTACCTACAGTAGTTGCCATTATGGTAATTACTTATTTAATCGGATATGCTTCAAAGCAGATACCACAGGTTAAAGATAATATTATTCCTATTATCGTAGGTGTAGCCGGTGGAGTACTCGGCATTGTTGGAATGTTTGTAATTCCCGGCTATCCGGCAAACAACATTCTTGATGCAATAGCAGTTGGCATTGTGTCGGGCATGGCAAGTACCGGTGTTAATCAGATTTACAAGCAGATAAAGAAAAATGCTTGACATTAATAAACAAGCCATGAAATACGCGCTTCAAGGTCAAACAGTCATAGTCTATGACAGAGACGAGGGCGGAAATCCAAAGTTTTACGAAACAGAGGACGGAGAAAAGATATATTACACCCATGAGGAAACAGGCTTTTCGGAGCCGGTTGATTTTCGGGCGAATATATCGTTTGACGGAGGAGAAGCGCAGAACAAGGAATATGGCTTTAATGCGGCTGATTTTGACGCTGTTTTACTGACAGACAGAGGAGAATACCCTTTTAAAAAAGGTGACGTTATTTGGCTTGATAGTGAACCTACAAAGGACGAAAACGGATTAGTTGATTCAACTTCCGCAGACTTTACAATAGTGGGAGTCAAACCCTCTCTCTATTCAGTTAAATACATGTTGAAAGCAGTTGTGAAAGAAGTGTAATTATGAAGCTTGACATTTCCCTAACAGAAAAATCTATACAAGATGCGATAGACAAGCTTGAAAGATACAAAGACCGCTTACAAGACAAGTGTATAGCGTTTGTCGAAGAGCTTGCTAGTAACGGCATAGACGTAGCACGAGCAAATACAGGCAATTTTGGACACTATATCACGTTTAGTTACGAAATTAAAGATACAACAGACGGCTGTACGGCTATTGTGCTTGCTACCGAAACAGGGCAGATACAAAGTACATGGCAAACGGCAGACGGACTTAAGACAGTTGATGTATCGCCTTTACTTATGGCCGAATACGGCTCGGGCTGGAGAGCTAAGCCACACTTTAATGACACAAGAGGCGGTCAAGGAACTTTTCCGGGGCAAACACACGCATTCGACAGCGAGGGTTGGTATTGGAGAGACGAAAGCGGAGAATTACACCATTCATACGGCATTACACCTACAATGCCGATGTATCACGCATTTTTAAAAATGGAAAATGACATTATGAGAACGGCACGGAAAAATTTTAGTTGAGGTGAGATAAAGTGGCGAGTCAAAATCAATGGGCTTATGACCTTGAAGACCTTACATATGCGATTATGAAAACCCGATGTGAGAAAAAATTGAAAACTAAATACCCAAAACTAAAATTCACACAAGAGGAACGGTCGGACAGTGCAACGGCTAGTTTCCCGACAGTGCTAGTTCAAGCACTCGAACCTATAGAACAGAACGAGGATTTAGAGGGCAGAAGAACAAATACAGTGTTATTTACGGCGCAAGTAACTGTTACAACAAATAAAAGCCGTTCAGAAGCCTTGAATGTGGCACAGACAGTGGCTGATGAATACAAAGCTATGTCATTTAAGCTGGTGCCAGCCCCATTCGCTAGAAAAAACGGCAAATTATGGACAGCAACATTACGTGCTAGGCGGTCATTCGACTGGAATGATAGATTATAAGAGCCTTTTGGCTCTTATTTTTTTATGAAAAATTAGGAGGTAATACAAATGGCAACAGGATTAAAAAGTAGAATTGCTTACAAGACACCAACCGCATCCGCCACAAGTGGCGATTATTGGGCTGGAACTTACAAGCTCTTACTTAGAGCAAAATCAATTCCCTCACCATTCGGTTCACAGAACATGGTAGATACTTCAACTCTTGAAGATTTAGTAGAGACACAGGAAATGGGTAGACGTTCAGCCGGCTCTATGGAAGTTGAGGGAGCTTTTGAGAAAAAGTATAAAGATGAAATGGTAACCAACGAGGGTAAGAAGCTCGACTTCATTATTCTCTATGGTACAGATGGAAAAGGTTCAGAGGGTATCTGTGCTTTTATTGGACAGGAGTCATTCGCCCCGGGTGAGGCTTCTGATGACCACTTAACAGGAACTGCAACTGTATCAGTACAGACAGTACCTAAGTGGATTGAGGATAACTACGAGGTTGCGGTAACAGAGGATGACCAAGGCTATCCAACAGCAATCACACTCACAAAAAAAGGGTGAGCCAATCGGAAAAAGCCGTAGCGGTTGGCTATGATGATAGCACGGCTGACAGCGAACTTGAAGATACAATATAGTAAGGTAATTGAGGCAGTTTTAATACTGCCTCTTTCCCTATATAAATTAGGGAGAAAGGGAAAGATAAAATGAAAATTAAATTAAATGGAAAAGAATACACAGTTAAATTCGGATACGCACCGGTAGTTAAGAATAAAATTATCCCAAGGCTCGTAGGAATGAAGCAACAGGGCGAGGGGCTTGAAGTCATTGACAACATGCTTGAGTTTTTACCGGAGTTTTTACTCGTAGGCTTGCAGAAATTCCATGCTGACGAATTTGGCTTTGATTTTAATGATAAAGAAGCAAAAGAGAAACAGCTCGTAAAGGTATACGATTTACTTGACGATTACCTTGACCCGGAGAATGAAGAGGGCGGAGATTTACAATCGCTCTACAATGATTTGTCAGCAGAAATGGAGAAAAACAGTTTTTTATCCAAGATGTTGGCAAAAGAGGTACAGACAGCCAAGAAGAAACCAATCAAGAAGTAAAAGAGCTTACATGGGAAGTGTATTGCAACGAAATCCGCCCATATTGGCTGTTGGCAACTAAAGGCTATGGATTTAGCGTTGAGGACATAGACATGTCTTGCCCGGCTGATTTAGAGCCTTATTCAAAGGCTTATATGCTTGCACAAAGAGAAGCCGACTCCAACATGTGGGCTTGGTGGGGCACATACGGATTAAGTGCAACTCTTACAGCTATCGACAGGGCATTGAACGGCAACAAGGCAAGAGCAAAATACATTGAGAAATCATTAAATGAGCAATACTCAAAAGATAACGAGCCTAAATACAAGGAGTCTAACGAGGAAATTGCTGTTTACGAAATGAAGCAACGAATTAACGCATTAAGACGGTCGGGATTACCTGAAAGTCCTGATTAATGAGGTGAAAATATGGCATATAAAGGAATTGACGTATCGTCATATCAAGGAAATATTGATTGGAGTAAGGTTAAGTGGGCTGGGGTTCAATTTGCAATCCTTAAAATAATCCGCAAAGACCTTAATCCGGATAAAACCTTTGAGCAAAACTGGAAAGGCTGTACTGATGTAGGAATGCCAATACAAGGTGTTTATAACTACTCATACGCTACAACAGTAGACAAGGCAAAGATGGACGCAAATAAGGTCATTCAGACACTTAGCGGAAGAAAAACCTTTGTTTGGTTGGATGTTGAGGACAAGTGCCAGCAAGGACTCGGACAGACGCTTATTGATATTATCAACACATATCAGAGCGTTATCAAGAGCGCTGGACTTAACTTTGGTGTATACACAGGGCTTAGCTTTTACAATCAGTACATTGCACCATACGCAAATCAGATTAATTGTCCATTTTGGATTGCACGTTATCCGTCAACTAAGGGAATGTCTATAGGTGATGAGCCTAACAGTGCAAAGAAGCCTGTTATTCAACATCCTCTGTATGGCTGGCAGTATTCAAGCGCGTTTACTTGTAGCGGTCTGAATAACAGCACTGACGCTAACTTACTCTATGTTGAGCTTGGTAAGGGTGATGGAATAGAGAATAATCCGGCACCAACGGTAACTCCGGCACCAACGGTAACTCCGGTAAAGAATAACGCTTGGAAAGGCAATGAGGAATATTACCTCGACAATGATAATGTAAGAAAATGGCAACATGCCATGAACATCGGATTTGACACAAATGAGCTTAAAGAGGATGGCAGATTTGGAGTTAATTCACAGAGATTTGCTAAAAATCACAATCTGTGGAGCGGTCAGAAGCATAACTGCCCGACAGCCATTAAGTGGTTGAGAAAAACTCTGCATGACAAGTATCATTTTTACAAACTTGATACTGATTACAAAGAGTGGAGCGACTACCTCACTAAATGTGTCATGGTATTTCAAAAGAATAGAGGCCTTAAGCAAGACGGATATGTTGGATTGATTACAACATACTATCTGCTCAAAGGATAAATACATGAGAGCTACTTTAGGGTAGCTCTTTTTTATTACAGGGAGGTGAGAAAATGGCAGAGAGCATTGAGCTTCAAATCAAGTCGGACGCACAGCAAGCGACTAAAGCCATAAGCAATTTGCAAAGCAAGTTGCAAGGACTTGGAAGTACTCTCAATTCCTTCAACGGTGCAAGCATAAGCAATTTTGCGAGCGGAATGTCACAACTTGCAACATCGCTTAGAAGTGTGAGCAGTATTGACACTCGTACCTTTAGCAAGATTGCAACCAACATGGAGAAGCTCGGCAACCTTGATACTGCAAGACTTGTTAGTTCGGCAAGTGCTTTAAAGAGCATGGCAACAGAATTGTCGGGCTTTGCGAATATCTCAAAGCAATCAGCAGAGATTACACAGCTAACAGCTTCAATCTCAAAGCTTGGTTCAAAATCAGCCGGGTATGCTGCAGATAACATCAAAAACCTTGGCAGTGCCTTGAAAGAGGTAATGACAACATTATCTAGCGCACCGAGAGTCAACAGTAACATTATTCAAATGACTAATGCACTTGCTAATCTGTCGCAACAAGGCTCAAAAGTTGGTTCGGCTAGCAGGTCACTCGTAACAGGCTTTTCAAACACAGCCAAGTCGATTAAGAGTACAAGAAGCGGATTCAGGGGCTTGGCTTCAACTATCGGTAAGTTTTACGCAACTTATTGGTTGGTTATGCGAGCTGTCGGAAAGCTAGGCGGTGCAGTTGATTTAGCGAGCCAATTAACAGAGGTTCAAAACGTAGTAGATACCACGTTTGGTGACATGGCAAGCAAGGTTGATGATTTTACAAAAACATCAATTCAAGATTTTGGAATGTCAGAGCTGACAGTTAAGCAAATATCAAGCCGTTTCCAAGCGTTAGGTACTTCTATAGGTATTTCGTCAGAGCAAGTGGCAAATGGTACGGCAGTGGCAAATAAAGCCCTTATGAGCCAAAATAACACGCTATACAAGACTACAGACAGTATGGCTGATATGTCGCTTAATCTTACAAGATTAGCGGGCGATATGGCCTCGTTCTACGATGTAGACCAAGCTGATGTTGCAAAGAGCTTACAATCCATTTTTTCGGGAACAATAGCGCCATTAAGGAGATACGGACTTGATTTAACACAAGCCACACTTTCAGAGTGGGCTATGAAAAACGGGCTTGACGCAAATATTAAATCCATGACGCAAGCTGAAAAGGTATTGCTAAGATATAATTATGTCATGGCAAATACGCAAGCTGCACAGGGAGACTTCGCCAAAACAGCCGATAAACGAAACGTTAGTTTCATGTGTCGCGCAGCATAGTAATATGCTGATGAAAAATCGAGCAAAGTCGGTGAAAACTAAGTTGATTTAGACAACATACTTTGATATAATATGTTCGAGGTGATTTAATGAGAACGTATTATATCTATAAGGCTACAAATAAAGTAAACGGAAAATTATATATCGGACAAACAGTAAACTATCACGCTAGGGTTCAACAACATTTAAGGTGTTCGCCAAAAGAGGATTGCTTATTTCACAGAGCAATTAAAGAATATGGCAAGGACAACTTTGAATGGGAAGTGATTGATAAATGCAATAGTTCACAGAAAGCATTGCGACTTGAAAGATTTTATATATCTTTGTATAACACATACAGAGATGGATATAATGAGAATAAGGGCGGTGTTGGTGGACACAACGCAAGAGCTGTCGTAAGGCTAGATAAAGACGGAACATTCATAGAAAGATACGATAGTGCGATGGAAGCCGAGAAATATGGTTTTGGTAATGTTGATGTATTATTATGTTGCAAAAACAAAATGCTGACATGTAAAGGCTATCAATTCATGTTTGAAGATGAATATAAAGCTAATGGAGCTAAGACATATGTAAAGCCAAAACCTATCAATCAGAGAAAAGTTATTCAATGTGACCTAAAAGGCAATTATATCAAAGAATTTGATAGCATAGCACAGGCTTCAACCGAAACAGGAACAAACAGGACAACACTGATAGGGGCATTGAAACATCGTTATAAAAATGCCAATGGATATATTTTTGTCTATAAAGAAGATTTTCCGATAAAAGATTTGAGCATGTATACTAAACTAAAAAAGGGTAGGGAAATAGCTCAAATTGACATAAAAACAAATAAAGTAGTCAAGGAGTATGATAGAATATCTGACGCTGGCAAAGCGTTGGGGGTCAATTACAAAGCCATACACAAAGTAGTTGATAAACCCGACAGGACAGCATACGGATATAAATGGATAAGTCAATAAGTCAATACCGAGGTAATCAATCAGATAGCGAAAGGCTGATTGACACTGTAACGCGTAGGAAGTGAATAAATATAATCTTCCCAAGAGTGCTCGACAACCATAAGACGTAGAAATGCGTCTTATTTTTGTGGTTGAAAATGTACGCTGAACTTATAGGAAACTATAAGAAGTAGAGGATAAAAAGCCTTTACGATAACAAATTGACATGGGCGAATAGTGTAAGAGTCCTTAAGCAAGAGTTTCAAGCATGGGGCAGTATCATAGGTAGCGTGATAATCAATGCTCTAAAGCCATTTGTTCAAGCATTAAGTAAAGTAATGCTCAAGGTTATCAGCTTTACAAGAACTGTAGCTGACGCACTCGGAGCAATCTTCGGATGGACTATTGAGATAAGTGGTGGCGGTGCTACTGTTGATGGAATGGAGGACATAGCTGGCGGAGTAGGCGATATTGGCGATAACGCTGATAGTTCCAATAAGAAAGCGCAAAAACTGAAAAAGACACTACTTAGCATAGACGAGATACACGCACTTGACGATAACAGCGATAGTGGCAGTGGTGGTGGTTCGGGCAGTGGCGGTTCCGGTGGCGGTGGAGCTGGCGGTGGTGTTGACAGTTCGCTGAAAAAGACTGATGGATTGCTCGAAAAATACAAATCATCAATCAAAGACCTTTACTCACTCGGAAAGTACATCGGTGACGCTCTTGCAAGCGCTATGGAGAGCATTGATTGGAAGAAGATATATCAGAAAGCTGACAATTTCGGAAAAGGACTTGCAGACTTCCTTAATGGCTTAATCAGCCCAAGACTCTTTTATGACCTAGGCGCAACAATAGCCGGTTCACTGAACACAGCTTTGCATTTTCTCAATTCATTCGGTACAACATTCGACTGGACTAATTTTGGCTTGTCGATTGCTAACGGCATTAATGGATTTTTTGAGAATTTTGATTTTGCGTTACTAGCAAAAACTATTAACGCATGGGTGCAAGGAATATACACCATGCTAACCACGGCAATTAAAAATGTGTCGTGGAAAGACATACTTAAAGGAATTACGGACTTTTTAAGCAATTTGGACATTAAAACTGTTGAGATAATAGTTGGCACATTGCTGATAAAAAAGATAATTTCGTTAAAATTGGGTTCAGTGGCACTCGCTTTTATTGGAAAATCATTATCAAAAGCAATAGCACAGGCAATAGCTTCAAAAATTGGATTTGAGCTTGTAGAAGGAGCTGGCATTGGAACGGCAATAATGCAAGCATTTAAAACGATTTTCGCCTCATTGTCAACTAATCTTGGATTGCTCATAGAGGGATTATTTAGTGGCTTAAGCTTGGGTGATGCAATAACAGCCGCATTCGGAACAGGGGCAGTAGACCTATTAGCAACAATTGGTTCTGCTTTTTCGGCAATAGCCGGAACAATTTTATCTATTGTAAATTTTGTCAAAATGCTAAAAGACGGATTTAGCTGGGTGAATGAGCTTTTAATGGTAATAGGTGTTGCATTAGCCACAATCGGAGCAATATTAGCTGGTGTGGCAGCATTGCCGGCGGTAATTGTTGGAACAATAGTGGCAGCAGTATCAACAATCGTTGTTTTAGTAAAAGATAATTGGAACACAATTTGTGAACTATTTTCAACGGCTGGCGAATGGTTCAATGGAAATGTCATTGAGCCTGTAGTTTCGTTTTTTAAAGATATGTGGAAAACCATAAGTGGCTTTTTCGGCTCTCTATGGAAAGACATAGTAACTGTGTGGCAAGGAGCTTCGAAATGGTTTAGTTCCACAGTAATTGAGCCGATAGTTGGCTTTTTTAAAGGCTTTGCTACACGAGCACAACAGATTTTTCAAGGTGTTTGGATAATAATTCAAGCAATTTGGATAGTAGCTTCAAGCTGGTTTAATAATAATGTGATTACTCCAATTTCAAATCTGTTTAACTTTTTAAAAACGTTTATACAGACAACGATACAGACAGCAAAAGATTTTGTATTTTCAACATGGCAAGGGGTGGCAAGTTGGTTTAGCGGTACAGTAATACAACCGATTTCAAACTTTTTTAATATGTTGAAAGCTGGCATAACATCGGCACTTAGCGTAGCAAAGAACTTTGTTATATCTACGTGGCAAGGAGTAGCGAGTTGGTTTAATGGCAATGTTATTTCACCTATCACAAACTGCTTTAATATCATGAAAAACGGAATTACAAACGCGTTTAATTATGTGTGGAGTTCAATAAGAGGCGGCGTTACAGGAGCCATGAACTACGTTATTTCTAAAATAGAAAACGGCGTTAATTTTGTTGTCAGTGGAATTAACTCTTTATTAAGAGGATTTAACAAAGTTGTTTCTATGGCCGCTAAGGTGGCTGGTGCAAATTGGAACGGAGTATCGTTAGTCCCGAAAGTGCACATTCCAAGGCTCGCTAGTGGTGGAATTTTCCCAAGGGGAGAGGACGGCATGGCTTTTATTAATCACAATGAGTTAGTCGGTAAATTCTCAAACGGCAAAAACGTAGTTGCAAATAACCAACAAATCACAGAGGGAATTAAACAGGCTGTCATGGAGGGCATGGCGCAAGTAATGATGAACTCTAATGTAGGTGGAAATTCTGCACCACCTGTCATTGAAAATGTGTTTAAGTGCGATAGCGAAACACTTTATCGCATGACACAGGTAGGTAAAGCAAAGCACGGACAACGATATATTGTAGCAAATGAATTTGGCTAAGACACTCACCCTTGCGTGGGTGTCTTTTTACGAGGTAACAATATGGCAATGATGTTAGTAGACGGAGTAGAATTACCTACTCCGTCAACTTTTGAATGGGGCATGATTGATGTGTCTGCAAGCGACAGTGGACGTACACAGGATGCTAAAATGCATAAAAACAGAATAGCGCAGAAACGACAGCTTAAATTGTCATGGAGTGGTACAGATACGGCTAGGACAGCAAAGATACTTCAAATGGTAAACCCCGAATATATCAGAGTGACATATCCTGACGCTATGAGTGGCACTGATGAAACACGCACGTTCTATGTGGGTGATAGGAGCGCACCTATCAAGATATGGACTATCAACAATAAGAGGTACGAGACATTGAGTTTTGACCTCATAGAAGTATAAGGCGGTGATTAAATGCTTAACGTATCGGCTAAGTGGCAAAGAGCAGTAATGCTCGACAATGATATAAATGTAAATTGCTTTGCTGACATAGTTACGGCAAGCGGTGAAAAAATACCTATTAGTGATAGTGAGCTGTGGGCGAATGGCTTCGAGGTCAATGACTCAACATCGAGCAATGGCACTTTCACAATCGGGGCTTTGATTGCTGGAAAACTGAAAATTAAGCTGAATAACATCTATGAAGATTACAGTAAGTATGATTTTGACAAGGCAAGCGTAACAGCATATGTTTCAAAGAGCTTTTCTGACGGCACGACCGAAAAATTAAAAATCGGTGAGTATAGAGTCAGCGAAACAAGCTATGACGGCTCGCTAATAACGCTTACTTGCCTTGACAATATTAATAATTTCAATCGTGAGTATGACAGCAATTTAAGCTACCCTACGACAGCGTATGAGGTAGTCAGAGACGCTTGTATTAAGTGTGATGTACCTTTTACTATGGCGAGATTTGATAACTCTGATTACGTGATTAACGAGATACCAAGTGATAATCAAAAGCTCACATATGGACAGGTAATAGCTTACATTTTACAGTTGAGCGGATTGTGGGGCAAGTGCGGTCACGATGGCGAATTGCTTATCGGTTGGTATGATATGAGCCAGTTTGGGAGCCAAAATTACAATGGCGGAACTTTTAGCACAAAAACTACACCATACTCTGACGGAGATACACTGAATGGTGGAAATTTCACCGACTATTCAAGTGGAGATAGTGCTGATGGTGGAACATTCACGGAGGCGAGAAATTACCACAATATTTACACGCAAAAAGACTTGAACGTTGCGACTGATGATGTTGTTATCACCGGGGTAAAGGTAACTGTAACCTCAAAAGAGGACAAGACAAAAGATGTTAATGCTCTTGCCGGAAAAGAGGGATATGTAGTCTCAATCTCTGATAATCCGTTTATTTCGGCAGACAAGGCGCAAACAATTGCAAACTATATCTTCAAAAAAATCGGTGGGATGAGGTTCAGACCGCTTGATGCTACGCTTTTGTCAAATCCACTGATTGAGAGCGGAGATGTGGCACTCGTGACGGACCGCAAGCAGAATACCTATAGCTGTTTTATTTCCAACCGAACATTTACAGTTGGAAGTGGCACTAAAATTTCGTGTGACGCTGAAAATGCTTCAAGAAATAGTGCCGATAAATTCAGTAACGAGACAAAGGCTATAGTACAAGCTAGGGAAGTTGCACAGACACAACTAAGTGTATATGATAAGCAAATGCAATTGCTGACACAGCTAATGTCTCAATCACTCGGACTCTTTAAGACTGAACAGGTGCAAGAGGATGGCTCAATTATTTACATTATGCATAATAAAGCCGACCTTAATTCAAGCAACATACAGTGGAAAATGACGGCTAATGGCATGGCTGTGTCAAGTGACTATGGTAAAACATGGAATGCCGGAGTTGATAAAGACGGAAACGCTATTTTCAATATTATGTCGGCTATCGGCATTAATTTTGACTGGGCGCATGGCGGCACACTCACTTTAGGCGGTGAGAATAACGTAAACGGCAAGCAGTATGTCAAAGACGCAAACGGAAAAATTCTGATTACGCTTGATAACAAGGGTATTACGCTTGCTGACGGAGTTAGTATATCATGGAATAATATTTCCAATCAGCCAAGTATACCAAGCAAGACGAGTGAGCTAACAAACGATAGCAACTATGCCACAACGGAGCAGATACCTACAGACAATAATCAACTTAGCAATGGCGCCGAATACATTGATTCGGATACTGCAACACAAATTACGAAAGACACCGTGACTACGAGCTATGTAAATGCACTTAGTGTTAAGGCCGGTTCAGTTGACGCGGAGGACATCACAGGAACAACAATTACTGGCAAGAATATTGTGGGCGGAACAATTGATATTGGAAATGGAGTGTTTGCAGTTGACAACGATGGAAAAGTAACCGCCTCAAATTTTAATATGTCCGGCGGAAGTATTGCGCTGAACGGAAATTTGAGTAATTCAACGATTGATTTAACAGCTACTGACAATTCAGGAAACAATTATGAGCTTTGGATGAATAGTGCGGTATTGCGAATTGTCAAAAATGATAAGAACTTGATTACCCTTTACGGAACCACAGGCTCTATAGGTGCACAGACAATGTATGCTCAAGAAATACAATCTGATAAATTTAGAGAGCCCAATAGAGGAACTGCGATGTGTGGTGACGCAACAGATCATACATACCATTGCGATTGGAATGGCAGTGCTTTGAGTTTCCAAGTTGATGTTACTTGGGTATGGAGTTCATCAGATAAACGCTTAAAAAAGAATATCGTAGCAATCAATCAAGATTATATTGACGCAGTAGGTTCGGTTGATTTATTTCAATACAATCTTAATAGGCAAGGATATTCAGACAAGCCCTTATATTTTGGAGCAATGGCACAGGATATAATCGAGAATCTTAAAGATAAAGGACATGTCGATGAAAATCTTGATATGATTTTCCAAAATAAAGCAACATCGGATGATGATACACTGTACTACGGCATGAACTATGAGCAATTCCTAATCTTAAGACTTGCCGGAGACGAGCAGAAGATTGATAAAATGCAAAAACACATAGATGAATTGGAAGATAAGTTTTCAAAATTGTGTCAGAAATTAGCCATTGATGAAAGTGAGGTATAGCTTATGGCAATTCAAATGAGACGAGGGGCATACGCACAGTTTGACCCCTCAAAAATGAAAGCTGGCGAATGGGCGGTATCGACCGACTCCGACACGAAAAAACAGCAGATATGGATGTGTTTCGCGCCCGGAATAGTTAAGCGAATGGGAACTGTTGAGGATTTTGACGTTGAAATTCAAAGACTTATTCAGGGTTATCTTGACGGCATGGCAGAATCGGTAGAAAAGGCTCAAAAATCAGCACAAACTGCGGCAGAAAAAGCTACCTCGGCAAGTAATTCTGTATCACAAGCTCAAAAATCAGCACAGACTGCTTCGCAAAAAGCAAACGAGGTTGCACAAGCTTCAGGAAAGATTGATACGGCAGTAAGCCAAGCAAACGCAGCTACAAAGGCTGCAAATGAAGCTGCACAAAGAGCAGAACAACAAGCCGGACTTGTCGAGCAGAAAGCAAACGGAAGAGGCATTACTTTTTCTGTGACAAGTGCCGGATTACTCAATGTAAGCAAGGAGGACTAATATGAGTGGAATAGACATTATATCAGATACAACAGGGCAAGCGATTGTTGAGAGTATTAAAGCCCTTGGCGCAAAACTAAGCGAGGGAAGAGTTATTTATGGTGTTCACATTAATGGTGCGGACAGCAACCCAAAAACTAGAGTCAGATACTTAGCAGATGCAGTAGGCATGACTCCGGCAGCTATGAATTTCACGAGTGGAACTTTTGATTATGGTTCATGGGCGAATGCCTTTTTTATGCCAAAGCCATGTATGCTTAAAACGAATGGACAGGTTGACTATTACCTCAACGAGAATGACTTGACTAAAAAAATAGATGGCGGTGCGTCAGATGTAGCAAGCATTGATTACGATGGAAATGCTATGATGGAATGGGGCAATGGCACAGACATTATATGGTGGAAAATTGAACCCGACAAAGGCAATCCAAACAGTGCAAGCCTTTATGTTGCCAACTACCAAGCTGATAAAGATTTTAAAAATCTGAATTTCATTGATATTAATGGTAATGAAAAATCTCATTTTTACACGCCAATTTATAATGGCTCACTTGACAGTAACAATAAGCTACGCTCAATAAGTGGTCAAACAGTTATTAAATCGAAATCTGTTAGTCAAGAAATGACATATGCAAGAGCTAATGGCGCCGGATATGAAATTGAGCAATATGTTGACAGACTCTTGATTAATATTTTGCTTATCATCATGGGAAAATCTACCGACACACAAGATGTATTCGGGTGGGGCATGAGTGAAAATACCGGTGATGAAAACTTGTTACTCGAGACTGGTACAATGAATAGCAAAGGCTTATTTTGGGGCGAGAATGCCGGAAAAGCCGGAGTTAAAGTATTCGGTATGGAGAATTATTATGGCAATCAGTGGCGAAGAACAGTTGGGCTTATCCTTGCTAATGGTATAGCAAAAGTCAAGCTATCTCCGTCAACAAAGGACGGAAGCAAAGCAACCAACTACAACACTGACGGAACGGGATATATTGAGATACCTAATTCAACTCCTAGTGGTACATCAGGCGGATATATTAAAGATGTGCTGTATACGGCATTAGGCATGTTTCCAAAATCGATTACAGGCTCATCATCGACCTATTATCCTGATGGCTGTTTGTTTAACATTGCAATGATAGCCTTTGCTCTTTTCGGTGGCCTCCTGATCGACGGCCGTCTTTGTGGCGCGTTCTTCGCGAACTTGCACGCCGGGGCTGGTCCCGCGGGGTGGCACATCGGGGCTTCTCTTTCCTACAAATAACTTGCAACTATTAAACCATTTATAGATTTTGAAAAACTAAAGCACAAAATTTCAACAGTAGACAGAAAGGCAAGGTGTATTGAATATGACAGAATATAAGCTAGTAGAAAGTATGCAATCGGACAAACCGCTTGATATTGACACAACATCTTCTCCGAATATCGTTTATCAGCGAAAAAACATTAAATCGGTTGAAGCGACAGGGAGTGAGGATGATTTTACTTACAAGCCTAAGCACTGGGAGTACGAGGAGCGCGAGCTGACACAGGAAGAATACTCGCAGTATCTTATTGCTATGGAACAGGCAAAAGAGATTAACGAGCACTCTGACGAGGAAGCGATAGACAACTATACAAGGCATTTAATATGAGAATATTAGTTGAGAGCCTTAAAAGGCTATACGAGAGCGACAGAGTAACCAAGGAAGAACTACTCGACAGAGTAGCAAGCGGTAAAATATCGCAAGAGGAATATGAGTACATTACTTCACGACTAGAATAAAAAAGAGAGGGAATTTTCCCTCTCTGATTATTGTCCTATAAACACTCCGACATCATCTGCGAATGGATTGAAATTGTAATCCATTTCAATACTTTGCGCGTTTGTTGGAACTTCAAATGATATATCGACATTTCCGGTTCTACCCGGCGAAAGCTCTAAAATTGAAGAGCTGTCGGTCAAATAAAGCATGTTTTCGACTTGCACGTTATCAGCATATCCAGTTGCATTAGTATAAGAAAAACTAAATGTTTCGTCACTATTATTTACCACTTGAAAGCTAAAAGTAACATATTTATATCCACTTTTAGGCTTCTCATAATCATAATTTGTATTTTCATAAAAATTAGTTAAAGTTACATTTGTGTTGTCTTGATAAGTTATTGCCTCTCCGACACAGGCTTCAACTCTTTGATAATCTTGCGAGGAGCCATCCTCTGTCTCGGTTTCTATTTCACTTTCAACTTGATTATTGGACTTCTTATCACTTTTAGCGGTATCAGTACTTGAATGGTCTACAAAAATCAATCCTAAAGCAGAAAGAACACATATCACAATAGTAACAATCGAGCCTACATGACGTCTTGGAATTTGTTCTGAACTCTTAAGAGCTAAATCAATGATAGCAAGTATCAGCGCTGTTATGATACATATTACATCAAGAAAAAATGGTGCGCATAGTATAAGCGGTAGGCAAAAACAAATAGCTATTGTACTTAATACAGAATCTTTCTTTTTAAATGGCTTATCTTGTATGTATAGATTTACATAATAGCTTGAAGTTTTGCGGTCAACGAGATAGTTACTCTCGATATGTCTACAGACCATTTCCATATTGCCTTGATAATACTTATCTAAATCGCCAATATTAACATAATGATTGTTAATGCAGTATTCTCTATATCTTTTCATATAAAAAATCCCCCTTCTAGTTCTTTTTTGCTATTTTACTCTTTGCAATCCATGTTGTCAATATTCGACAAAATAAAACACTTTAAAGTGCTACAGTAACGGTGTTCTCAAATAAGAGAACTCTTCAAGTTTCGGTAGGGCGGTGGATTTTTCTGCCGTCCTAATATTGACGTTTAAGAACAAATGTTCTATAATTGATGTATCGGAGGTAGTATTGTATGGAATATAAGGAAGAAATAATTAAAATGATTGAGGACTTGGAAGATAAAGACCTGTTATTGTACTTGTACATATTTATTAAGGGAAAAATAGAGGCAGAGTAAAAACTCTGCCTTGTAGTTATATTTTCTTTTCCCAAACGTTACCACACTTTGAACACACAAACTTTGTTTTGCCGTTTTTACCTTTAATTCCGGTAGCTGTACCGACAACGGCACCGACAGGTCCGAAGAGACCACCTACTGTGTTGCCAACAAGTGCTTTGCCGAATGAGAATTTTTTCTTGGTATCAACAGGTATGCCAACACCATCACAACCCCATTTAGGACATTTAACAGTTTTACTCATAATAAAATACCACCTTTCTTATTAATTTAATTTATTTTGAGTATTTTCATACATCATATCTATTAAATTCATAATATTTTCTTGTTCTTTATCCGACAATTTAGATAATTTCAATGCATAGTCCTTGATTCTACTATCCATTTTCGACAGAGCCAAGTCTTTTGTTGCCTCTTCAACAACTGAATGGTGCTCTTTTCCAGTAACTAAATAATCAAGTGAACAATCAAGACATTCTGCAATTTTTACCAGCTTAAACAATTTTGGACAGCTTTTTCCTTTTTTCCAATCTGAAAAAGTACTTTTAGGGAAACCGCCATATTTAGCCACTTCTGAATCATTTAACCCTTTTGAGTCTCTTAATTTACAATATCTTTCGTACATAGAAAATCTCCTTTAAAAAAAGTTGTGATTTCTCAACATTTGGGGTTGACAAATAAGACTTCCTAATGTAGAATGAAAAAAGAAGTTAGGAAATCTCAACTCAATAAAAAATAAAATTGAGAAAATAATATTATGTTTCTGGACAATTCATAGTATACACGATTTTCTAATTTTTATCAAGGCTTAGTTAGGATTTTTGAACTAAAAAACAAAAGCTGTTAGTGTACTACCACCAACAGCCGTTGCCTTATTTTTTACACCACATACATTTTGCAGTCTTTCGACGCACTGTGTAGTACCAATGCTTCTTTAAATGTTCCGTCACTTATGCAGTTTAAGCTCAGCATTTTAGTTGCCATTAGCTGACGGATTGAGAGGAGTATCTAGCGTAGCACGGCATATTACCGGATATGCCAACCATGATTTTTTATCGAGCTTTACTGCCCAAAATGCGCTACACCGATTGCTACATTTTAAATGCGACCTCGCAAATATGGAACAGGCAAAATCAAAATTGCTTTCAAGGCTTTTACCTCCTAGCGTATTTTGCCTAATATGGCGCTTTTTATTGTAACGGATTTCCTAACTATTGTCAAGAAAGGAGATGGGAAATTGAACAAGAAAAAAAGACAGGCGAGCTTTAAGAAACTCGATACGCTCATAAAAGCTAGAAACGTTTCGTTTTACAAACTGTCGGAGGAACTCGGAATGGCACGAAGTACTTTTTCGGATTGGAAGTCAGGAAAATCAATGCCAAAAACAGACAAGCTAATTAAGATTGCTAATTATTTTGGCGTAGAAGTTTCTTATTTTATTGAGTAGAGAGAAAGGAGTAAAAATGTCGAAAATCGAAATTAGACAGGTTGAGGGCGAAAAGATTTTTACAGAAATCTACATTGATGGTCACAAAATAGACGGAGTGAGAAGCTATGAATTGAAACAAGACAGAGCCGGATTTCCTGTACTAACAATTGACTTGAATGCGTTTGATATTGCCACAGACTTGCGAACACTACAGTTAAATCAAAAATATGTGGGCGGTATCGAGAGTATCAAATTTAAAGATGGCTATGAGGCTCATTTTGGCTCTCGTGTTTCATCAGATAGGGAGATTATACCTTAGAAAGGAAGTGAATTGGATGAGCAAAGAGAGATACACAATAACAGACAAGGACGGAAAAAGTGTAATTGCTGAAAAAGAGGATTCTCGATATATCAGCATTGATGAATTTGCACAGCATATCGCCATGGATATTGTTGATGATTACAGAGAAATCAAAAGTGGCGATAAGCACCCGGAAGAAACCGACATTGAACTGTCGATTAAAGCACTTACCGCCATTTCCCCAGTGATTAAAGCTTTTAGAAGTAATTTAGGGTACGGAATGGATTGTTAGCTGGTTCGACTTTTGCTAATTGTGGTTTTTCATTAGGCAATGTTTTGATAATTTCATCACAGTATTGGTCGTACAGTTTTTTGAAATCACTATATGAGCCGTTAAAACCACAAATTTTAGCAGTAGCATAAGCTGACACACATTGTTCAGTAGCCATATTTACACCTCTTTTCTTATTTAGAATAAGAGGATTATACCACAGAAAGGAGAAAACATGAACGATTTACAAATTTTCAATAATGAAGAGTTTGGAGAAATCCGAACAGCAGTAATAAATGATGAACCTATGTTTTGCTTGATTGATATTTGCAAGGCATTGGAAATCAAAAATGCTACAGATGTAGCAAAGAGATTAGATGAAGATGAACTGACTAGATTAAATCTAGGCAGTCGAGCCGGAGAGACAAATTTCATAACAGAAAGCGGTTTGTATGCAGTAATTCTTAGAAGCGACAAGCCTAATGCTAAGAAGTTTCGTAAATGGGTGACATCAGAGGTACTTCCGTCAATCAGAAAAACAGGCAGTTATGGTATGCCAAAGACAACAGGCGGTCAGATACAACTTTTAGCACAGGGCTATACAGAATTAGAGCAGAAAGTAAACGACATAAAAGATGATGTGAGCGAGCTTAAGGAAAATGCACCACTTTACAGTTGCGATATTGATGAGATACAACAGCACGTTAAGCGCAGAGTTGTAAATATCCTTGGTGGCAAGCAGAGCGAAGCATACAGGGACAACAGCATCAGACATAAGACATTTTCTGATATATGGACGCAGCTAAAGCGTGAGTATGGCTGCGTATCTACTTATAAGAGTATCAAGAGAAAGTATATAGACGATGTGCATGAGTTCATTGATTGCTATGTCGTGCCTAAGTATCTTGATGAGCTTATTCATGATGCAAACGCTCAACAGAGCTTTGCATAGAGAGGTGATTGTATGAGAAAAAGAACTTTAAAAGAAAAATTCTATACAGGTTGTGGCTATTCGATTTTCGGAGCATTAGCATTTGCATTTTTCCTTGAATTATCGGTGGCATACGGAATTAAGACAGCGAGTATTATCGTTGGAGCAATCGTAACAGTATTTTGGCTGATACTGATTGCAATATGTCTCATAGAGGAGGGCGAACCGCATGAGAAAAAGAAAACTGATATTGATGTTATCAATTTCAATAATTGGAACTATGACCTTAAAGCCAATAGCAACGAAAGCAGATAGCAAAATTGAGCTGACAGCCGGTGTTACTTCCTATATTAATAGCGTAATGCTTGGAAAGATTGAGCCAACAGTAGTTCAGAATGAACCGGTTGTAGTTGAGCAGACCTATGAAGAGCCAACAGTTCCGACTTGCCGTAAGAAATACAGTTGTAGCCGGTTTAAGAAGCTGGGACGAGTCAGATATGGCGATTACACTTATACGTGGTACTCACAGAGAGCGTTACCCGGAGGCGGTCTAAATATTCCGGGCAGACATCTAAACGAGCATGGACTTGTTGTAGACGAAAACGAATACGCGGTAATTGCAAGTGACGATTTACCACATGGAAGTGTGGTTGATACTCCTGTTGGCATACAGGGAATTGTATATGACGAGGGAAGCGGAAATGGAAACCTTGACATCTACTGCGATTGGTAGCCAATTGAAACGTCAGAGTGCTAACGATTACCTACAAGAATTATATCGAGCTAAACGGCACAAAGACAAATCGTTTGACTTTCAAGCGTTACTAGATAAAGAAATGGAGAAGCTAAATGAACAATGTAAGACGAATTAGGTTAGGCGATACACGATACCGATTGAAGCCATTAACGAGAGAGCAGAAGTCGTTGCTCAACAAGGCTCATTACGTGGCGAGTGAGTGGCTTTTCGTATCGGAGTCGGACTCATACCTAAGAGTAGTGAAGAAATCAAGCCTACACGGAAATTTGATTCTAAAAACCATAAACAAATAATAGAAAGAGAGGAAACGCAATGAAGATTACACACATTTTTGCACAGAATTTTTGTAAATTCTACGGCAAAAACACATTAGACACAGATTTTTCAATGAAAACTGTGTTGTCCGGTCAGAATGAAGTCGGCAAATCAACAGTTAAGAGAATTATTCTTGATGTGCTGAATTGTCACGACGAGAACGACAGGGAGATTACAGGCATAAGACCGCATGATGAAAACGGAGTTGAGATTGACGATGTTGACATTGTGAGGGCTGTCACATTTGAGATTGACGGAAAAGCAAAGACTCTGAAAAAGGTTACAAGGCAGAAACGCAACAAAAAAGGCGAGATTACAGGAAGTGTTACTGATTACTCGATTAATGATGTGCCATATAAAATGGCTGACTACAATCAGTACATCAATGACAACATGGCAGAGCTTGGAATATTACCATTTTGTTTAAATGCCATGACATTACTCAACAAGTCACAGGCAGAGCAGAGATTAGCCCTTGCAAGCTATTTTGGCACACATACTGATGAAGAAATCTGTGATATGTTTCCACAGTTTGCTGAACTTAAACCAATGTTTGATGATGGCGATGTAGACCAGCTCAAAAAAGTATGCCGTGGCAAGCTAAACGGCACAGGCGGTAGGAATGGCTCAAAAGGACTCGTCAAGGAAAGAAACGAAATCTCAACGAGGATTGATACAATTCATTCCACCAATGAGTATACAGACCTTGCAGAGCTTGAATTGCAAAAGAAAACATACGAGCCACAGCTTAAGGAAATTGAAGATAAGTTGTCTGACTACAATAAGATTTTAGAGGACAAACGAAAGGCTACAGAGGACATTATGAACCTTAAGTTTGAGCTTTCAGATATGGAGCGAAAAGCCAATGCTGACAATCAGAAAAAGCGCATGGAGATACAGTCACAGATTGACGGCTTCGATGTTTCAATCCGCAAAACAGAGTCAATGATAAGAGCCGGAAAAGCTAGCATTAAAAACTCCGAAAGAGGGATTGGAGATTGCGCAATAGACTTAGCAAAGGTACGTGCTGACTGGAAAAAAGCAAAGGCACTTTCCTTTGATGAAAGCAGTGTTAATTGTCCGATGTGCGGTCAGAGATTGCCGGAAGATACAATAGAGAGTTTGAGAACTGATTTTAGTGATAAAAAATTGAAGAAGCTTAAAGAGCTTGAGGATAAGGGCAATTCATTATCAAGTGACAGCAAGGAATTCAAACAGGCTATTGAGGACAAGAAGAAAGAAATAGCTGACCTTGAAGCAGAGCTTAAGGAGCTGACAGAAAAGCGTGATACTGTTGCTAACGAGTTTGAACGTGATAACATCGCTAAAGAACTTGGAATGGTACCTACTGATGTTGACATGACAGGCAACAGTGAGTATCAGGCACTTAAAGCTAAAATCGAGGAAAAAGAGAAAGTCCTTGCCGATGAAAACGATACATCAGAACTTATCAGAAAGCTCAAAAACGAGCGAAACGAACTGTTAAGGCAAGTTTCATCGACTAATGCGAGGATTGAGCTTGGTGTGGCAAATAACAAGCGTATAGACGATAGCATAGCCGACCTTGAAGATAAGAGGAAAGACCTCAATCAAGAAATTGCTGATTGGGAAAGAAAGCTTGATTTGCTGAAAGAGTTTACTCGAAAGAAAAACGAGCTTTTACAGGCTGATGTTAATAAGTATCTGAATTTTGCCACAGCAAAGCTTTTCAGGCCACTCTTAAATGGTGATACCGAGGAGTGCTGCGACTTTGTTTACAATGGTGAAGCGTATGCAAGAAATCTCAATCATGGCGCAAGGATGCTAACGGAAGTTGACATATGCCGAGCTTTTCAGAAAGTGGCAAGCGTTAATTTTCCAATTATCATTGATGATACAGAGAGTGTTGACGATTGGAGAATACCACAGATTGATAACCAACTAATCTTGTTAAAACATACACAGGACAAAGAACTTGTGATTGAAAATATGGAGGTATAGAAATGATTAAAGCGGAAGACGGAAAAGTTACATTTAGAGGTACAAAAAACAATATTATGGCAGAGGCAGTTACTGTTTTACATGCGCTTAAAGAGTCAGTTTCAGAGGAAGAGTACAAAATGGTAATTAGACTTGCTGATAAAAGTAGGGAGCAGTTGAGTGACGAAGTTGAGAGAATGAGAGAAGAAACAGAGAAAATGAAAGAAGAACTCAAAAAGTTACTTGGATTATAGGAGGTTCAACATGAGTATTAAGAAGAGAAACTATTACATGGGCGGTAAGAAACATACTGTAGAGCTTAAGTATGACGGATATATGTATACAGTCATATCTGACGGAGTTTTATTCAAGCAGACACCTAATGAACTGTTTGCGGTTCAGGTTTTTAATGAGGTGTAAAAATGGATGAAATAAGAACAAATCTGTCAAAAGAAGATGTTTTACACAATATGCTTGAAATTGTCGGCTATTTAGTCGAACAAGAGGAAGAGGTAGACGAGATTGAGGTAAAAGTGAAAGATTTGAATATGCAATTTAAAGCATGGAGAGATGAGAAGCAAAGAGAGGAGAATCGATGAGTATAAAAGGATATAAGGCATTTAACAGAGGAATGATATGCAAAGGCAAGCAATACGAAGAAAATACTACTTACGAAGAAAAAGGAAACAAAATATGTGAAGCGGGTGTAATGCATTTCTGTGAAAATCCATTTGATGTGTTGAATTATTATCCACTTATTGATGAAGATGGCAACATTTCAGATTTTGCAGATGTTGAAGCTATTGGAGATATTTATAAAGGAAAGGATAAAACAGCTACAAATAAGCTCCATATTGGTGCAAAACTTGGGCTTAAAGGGTTTATTAAGGCTTGCGTAGATTTTACAATTGAGAAAACAAAAGTTGAGACAGTCAAAGCAGACGATGTTGGTATCAGTAGTGGAGATTACGCAAAGATAGGCAGTAGTGGATATTCCGCACAGATAGGCAGTAGTGGATATTCCGCACGGATAGGCAGTAGTGGAGATTACGCAAAGATAGGCAGTAGTGGATATTCCGCACAGATAGGCAGTAGTGGATATTCCGCACGGATAGGCAGTAGTGGAGATTCCGCACGGATAGGCAGTAGTGGATATTACGCACGGATAGGCAGTAGTGGAGATTACGCAAAGATAGGCAGTAGTGGAGATTCCGCACAGATAGGCAGTAGTGGAGATTCCGCAAAGATAGGCAGTAGTGGAGATTCCGCACAGATAGGCAGTAGTGGAGATTCCGCACGGATAGGCAGTAGTGGATATTACGCACGG